ATTAGATGTTTGTACTGTAGGTAAAAACCAAAGATTACAAGTTCTACCACTTACAACTTTCTTTATTATTGAAATTGAAGTACCTCCTGAGTTATAAGGATATTGTTGAGTTATAATTCTAATTTCTAGTTTAGCACTATGATACCTAGTTCTAAAATCTATTTCACAATCAAGAGTAGAATAACCTGATGAATTTGCTATTCTAAACAAATGAATATAATTATAAGGTGCTGTTCCTGAAGTTCCTATAGAATGTCTACCCACAATCCTAGTAAAAGCAGACGCATGTTCACCATCTACAGTATCTGCATTTCCAGCACTACTAGCATAATTAACACTAATGTTCGATACGCTTTTAGTTGTTCCACCAACTGTTATACTAATTCCCTTATCAGAATTAGATAGAGCAGTAAGAAGTCCATTAGCATGAATACCATCTAATTTATCAGAGTTACCTACAGTAACGTTAGCAGGTTTTATATCTCTAAGAGCTGAACCATCAGCTTCCCAAGCCACAAGGTGATTAGTAGAAGTTAATTCACCTGCCCAAGTAACGTGAACACCATCAACCTTGTCAGCATTTCCAGCACTACTAGCATAATTAACACTAATGTTCGATACGCTTTTAGTTGTTCCACCAACTGTTATACTAATTCCCTTATCAGAATTAGATAGAGCAGTAAGAAGTCCATTAGCATGAATACCATCTAATTTATCAGAGTTACCTACAGTAACGTTAGCAGGTTTTATATCTCTAAGAGCTGAACCATCAGCTTCCCAAGCCACAAGGTGATTAGTAGAAGTTAATTCACCTGCCCAAGTAACGTGAACACCATCAACCTTGTCAGCATTTCCAGCACTTGTAGCATAAGCACAACTTCCACTAGAAGTAATATAACCTGTATCATTAGTAAGTTGACTTACTTTTGTAGGTATTTCACTCTTCTTAGCGTAATCTGCTAAACTTTGATGACTAGTAAGATAAGTTCCTAAATCTACAGCAGTTCCACCAGTAGCTGCAATAGTTTTAGTAACACCATTAATCTTAACACTATGTGTATGACTAGTTGCCGACTTACCACTAAGAAGTGAATCTACACTACTTTTGGTATAATAGTTAGCAAGACTTTGATGACTAGTTAAGAACGTTGCACCTTTAGTAAATGTAATACCCTTTCCGCTTTTAGATACAGACGTGATAGCATTACCACTTCCACTTACAGATATTGCATTAACGTAACCATCAAGTGACTGATGATTAGTTAAGAACGTACTACCTTTAACTACGCTGATAGTAGTACCATTCTTGGTGACAGACGTAACCGCATTACCGCTACCGCTGACAGAAATAGCAGTAGCACTACCACCTTCCAAGCTAGAGATACGAGAATCAAGAGCCTTGATGGAGTAGGCAGAGGCAATCTCACTCAGCGATTCTGATGTAAGCTTCAAGGCATTTGAATAACTCTTCACACTGCCGTTCAATCCGCCACCACCGCCCGTGGTAGATGCTCCTGCTCCGTATGCCGTGATACCACCTGTGGCATAGAGATTACCATCAATCTTGATAGCCTTATTGGTTGCATCATACGTTATCTTAATGCCATGGAAGGAGATTGCGCCTTCGAATGTAGCATCGCCCGATACGCCAAGTTTAGAGAATGGAGCGTTTGGCTTCAAAGACACAAGGTCAGCAACGCTCGTTCCTGCACTTCCTTCCTTCCAAGTCGGCTCGAAGAAGGTGAGGTATGCGCCAAGATTCTTTTCGCTGATGATAAACGATGTAGGGTCTGCGTGAACCTTTCCGCTCACATCCCACCAGATAGCACCATTGGCAAGATAACCCGAGCCATCGAAGCGGATGAGGGAGGTTGCAGGGGTAAGATTTCCGCTATTATAGTCCTTATCCACCATCTGACCGCCCCACCATGTTGCGATACTCTTCTTTCCTCTATTCGGGTCTATTGCTCCGTTGATACCGCTCTGAACGTTTCCGTCTCCGTCTCTCAGCGCAAGGAGCGTTGTCATTACAAGACCACCGTCAATATCTGTAGTCTGACCAAGCGCATCCTTGAGATACTTGTAACCTGCGAGGTCTGTGATATTCTGCTTCAAGTCACCATATATCTTGCTAGTGATATATGCGTTTGCCAAACCCAGCTTGTCATAGAAGGCAGAATATGCGCTTTGGAAGTTGGTAAACTTCGTTCCGACAGCAGATACGATGGCAGCCTTGCCGGTAGTATCAGCCTTATTGTAATTTGTAGATATATCTGAGAGATACGTAACGAGTTCCGTCTTGGCAGTAGAGAGAGTAGTGAAAGCAGTATTAAGGTCGGTGAGTTCTTTTGTACTCTTTAACACCTCTGCTCCCTTCACTTCCTTGTACGACTTCTCGGCAGCTGCGAAAGCATCTTCAAGTCGCTTGGAATCCTGCGCCATTGCAGCAATCTCAGAAGGCTCTAGGTAGCCATCTTTGACGTAGCTGTCGAACGTCTTTTTGTTTTCGGTAACAGTCGTTCCGAGGGCGTTCAAGTTGCTCTGTGTCGTCTTAATCTCTTCTTGCGCCTTCTCAGCAGCTTTCTTGGCTTCCTCTGCCTTCGTGTCATCGGTATACTTGCTAGCCAATTTCCAATCGGCAATATCGAACTTTTCGCCTTCTGCCTTGGCGGTGGAACACTTCAAGATTTCGTTCTTGTAAGTGCTACCATCGTTCGGATAGGTTGCGTTCACCCACATATCGTTCACATCGTATGGTGGAACTGGCTGAGAGCCGAAGATGCGTCTCTTGGTGTTGGCGGTAGCTTGCGCTCCATTAGCCTTCTTATCCGCAGCGGCTGCATCTTTGAGTGCTTGGCTTGAATCTTTGAGTGCCTTGGTCAGCTCCGTATCTGTGATGATAATCCACTCATAGGTAGAGCCATCCTTGGCAAAGCGGTATGCCTTGCCCGTCTTGTTGTCATAGTAGAGGTCTCCCAAGTGGGTTTTCTTATCATTGTCGGTCTTCCAACTGATGGCTGGAGCATTCTTCAAAGTAGGAACGCCGTCATAGAACCAAGTCTCAATAGCTCCGTCTATCTGGTTTTGAAGGTCGATAATCGTCTGCGATTTATTGATAATGGTCTCAACGGCATTCTTATCCAAGCTCTTCTCGGTGATGTACTTATCCAAGGTCTTTCCATCGTAGGTGGACTTTATATCCAAGTCTCCCTTGATGGTAACCTTCTTCGTCTCGCTATCATACTTGACGTAGGAATCACCCTCGTAGTTATTGGCACTAGTAGGTCGGTCTCCGAAGTACATATCTCCGTAGACATGGAAGAAAGCCCTGTTAGTCTGCTTATTCACACCATATTCCACATACTCCCTATTGGCAAAGGAATAGCTATTGATGCCGTGATAGAGGCTGATGGATGGCGAATAGGTATCTACCGCCGAGAAGATAAGGCAGTTCTGACGTTCTACATCGGTTCTATTACCGCACTGGTTGAGCACATCACCTTTAGCAGGAACATCGCTTGCCGTAGCGCAATCGGTATCAGAGAGGTCGATATAATGATATTTCTTTCCTTCCAGCTCTACAGGGTCTTCATCACGACCGATTACCAATCGCCAGTAAAAGTGATTGCCAACTTTGTGGTAAGTGCCCTTGCGAACGTTGAATGATTCCGAGCGCACCTGGTCGCCAACAGCGAAGTCGTTATCTACCTCATCACCATCCTGCTCTGCTAAGAAATAGCAACGATAAGCCTTCTGTGACACATTATTGTATGTCACAGTAACTTCTTCTACCTTATGAGCCACCACGCCACCAGCAGGAGAGATTATCTCCTTACCACCGATGGTGGATGTTTTATTGATGACCAGCTCCTCGAAGATAGCCTTCATTCTTACCTCCAAGTAATCTGTGATGAGGTGCGAACGACCTTCTGCATCGGGAGTCCAGGAACCTCCGTTCTCATTGTTGCGGTTACCGACAAACAATCCACTAAAGAACTTCTGCACCTTCTCCCAAGTGATAGTGCCCTTTGCTGTGTTATCCAGCAGCCTAGATACAAACTCCATCCTAGAACGTCTAGCAGAATAAACGTTACTATCGGATGCAGGAGTGGTATCGTTCATGCCAATTACATAGACACCTCCACCATTACCGCTTCCCGTGCCGCCTATCTGCATTCCATTCACCTTGATGGAATCAACCTTGTCTTCCAACTTACCCAACCGGCTTGTTGCAGCCTTTTCTCCTACAGTGTACTGAGGGTGGTCGTAAGGGATATCCAAAGGTATCTCCATTCCGATGATACGAGAGTTTCGGTAGTGCTTGCCATCCGCGTCCACCTGCGCAAACATATCATTAATCAGCTTTACCTGCTCACCGAGAGGATGGTAATCGTATGTTCCATCATTGTAGAACTTATCGCCATCCATCGTGCAGGTGAAGTTTGAGTTGCTGATCATGGTTTTCTGATAGTACTGCTTCGATCTATCGAACAGAGACAACTGAGCAGTAGGGATGAGGTCCGTATCTGTAATTTTGGTTGCGTCCCAGTTGAACAGAAAGTACTTATCACCAACCTTTGGGCACATAACGCCATCGGGAAGAGTTCTTCCGTAGGTATCGTTTGCCACAATCTCAAAGTAGTTAACCTTGTCGATAACCTTGAAGCTGACATCGAACTCCATACCCATGAGAGCACCGCTAGTGAACTTGATGCCTAAGGTGAGGTTACTCTTTATCCAACTCTCCTTGAAGTTATTAGTGAAAGAGTCTGTAGAAGTGACCTGCCAAAATGTCTGTGTAGTCTTCGTTCCGTCTTCGTTATCAACGGTGCTATCATAGGTCTTGATACTGCTGACTACACTTTCCACCTTTGGATATTCCTCCTCAAACATCACGACACCTTCGATAGCCTGCTTGTCGTTCTTCACGACATTCACATTCTCCAGGTAACCATTCTTGGCATAGAACCCATCACTATCTACTTCCTTGTTAGGGAGCATGAGGTAATCAGTAGCAACACCATCGGTGGTGACGTCCGCATCGGCACCAGTGAAATATCCTTTCGGAATATTCCTATCTGAGCCGAATGCGTACAGTCTCGTAATATAAGTTGACTTAGATTCCGAATAGGACATAGACAGAACATTAACATCCTGCTCGAATGTTGTCTGCCCTTCCATTTCGCAATATCCAAGGTATATAATGGAGCCATCTATCCACCACTCGCAGTTGAGTGCGTCTTCGGAACAGATGGCGTTGAGAGCATCAAGAATACTGATGGAGCCGTACTCGATCAAGAATCTCTTCTGAACATCGAAAGCCTTGTTGTTGTAAGTAGTGTAGTCAACAGAGAACTCCTTGCCATTGTACGTAAGACCTAGCGCCTTGAGGTTGCCGAGTATAACGTTCATGTGCACGCCTACCGTAGTGGTGAGCTTGAATGAAGTTTCGTTTACTCCGTGCTGAGGGCGATACTTGCAAAGCTTATTCTTCCAAGACATATAGTAGGCATCCATCTGCATTTCGTAGTCATAGCCATCACTATCATTGTGCTTAGGGAAGTATGATGATGTAAGCTCAAAGTAGCCGAAGTCGGGAATCTCCACGGAGTCCCCAATCTCGAAATAGATAGGAGTTGCCGTAGTGAACTTCAAGATGATGTAGTGGTGGTCCATAAGCTGATATGACAGCTTAGAGCCCTCACCGAAGTCCTCTAGTGTGAAGAATACCTTGTTATTTCTCTTTATCTGAATCATAGCTTGTGTATTTACTTGTTTCACCTCTGTCACTAGGGTCTGGCTCGTTGAGCTTTAGGCTGAACTTTGCCATTTCCTGAATGAACTGACTGAATTGAGTGCAGGAGAGATAGATGCACCGATACCACACATTAGGCTGAAATCGGGTGCGGATAACCAACTCTCCCTTGGCAAGAACCTCCTCGCAGAACCTAGCATAGTTCATCATGAACGTATCTGAGTCCTTGGCGGTCATATTGAACGGCAGCGTTATCTCCCTCTCATCCAATCTAGGATTGTGCTTGATAACTGACTTTCCGTCCTTAGAGCGATACTTGTTGCTGATGAACTCCTTGTTTGGTGCAGGGGTCATGAGCGCACTGAGGGCGGTTTCGTCTAAGAATATGCCCCACGTAAGATAGGCATCTTTGCCATTGATATAAAGTTGACCATTAAGCATAACTATTTAATCATTAAATAACCTCATAGGCTTCGCTGAGAGCCGCTTTTGCTATTGTTGAGTATAGTTGTAAGGGCTGACAAGCGAAAAGCCTATAGAGGTCAAATATCCTTTAATCTTCTGTTCATGTCATCCAGCTTGGCTCCGAAGTCATTATATGTGAGCTTTGAATACTTCACGATGTCTTCGAGGTAGCTGTTTGTCATAATCATCATGTTTCTTATCTCCAATACTGCACCATTGGTTGAGATACCGAGTGTAACGATGCTCTCCATCTGTGATATGGTGGTAGTCATGTTCTGAGCTATGGACTCTCCTGCAATCTGTAGAGCGGTGAAGCGACCATTCAGCTCGTCTGCGGTATCTTGCCCCATAGATGCCCATCCTCCGCTTGTTGCGGTCTGTGATGAGGATGAAGAACCAGTGTAGCCTGTCACTTTTGCCCACTCGTCACGTCTCTTCAAGCCTTCCTGGACAATATCATCGTAACGCTTATAGAAAGCATCTACATCTTCTTTGGTTAGCTTTCCGTTTTTATCCTTCATAGCCTTTGCCCAATCATCGTAGAGTTTCTTCAAGTCTCCATTGATAAGGTCTTCCATACTGAAAGAGAGAAGGGATTTCTGCATCTTTTCTGCGAAATCATCTGCCATTTCGCTAGCAAAGTCGCTACCATCCTTCTTCATGTCCATAAGGTCCGTCAAAAAGCTATCTCTCATTCCACTGAAGGAAATCTGAGTAAGGTTCTCCTTGAACTGCTCTGACAACTCTTCCAGCTTGCCCGCTTGGTCTATGTAGTCATTCAACTTCTCTGTCAGACGTCCACCATAGTTACCCTTTCCAGTGTTCTCGATATGCTCCCAGATGGCAACGTTGCCACGGAGGAGCTTCATTTCCTCTGGACTGAGGGAGAAGAGGTCGCCATTGAAATCCGATTTGACGTTCTTCTTGATCCAATCCATCTCGTCACTACCGAAGCCACCCCAATAAGCGTTCCATGAGTGGTGCGAACCGTGATAGCTTGCCTGTGCCTTTGCGATGTCGAGGTAGTTCTGATTGGTCTCCTGCTGATTCTTGTAGGCTTGCTCGTAGTATGAGGTTGCCTTGGAGCCAAAGGAGTTTTCCATTGCATCAGTCAAATCCTCGATGGATTGCTGCAAGAGGGTATTTCTGTCTGTCAGTCTTTCGATGGTGTCATTGACTTTCTTTGCATTTCCATCTCCACCGAACAGACTATTGAAACCACCGAATGAAAGCGTGTTGAGGATATGAGAAACATTGTTCCCGATGCTCTTCAATGGCTTCATAACAATGTCACCCGACAAAGCATCATCAAGGATGCCCGTTACTGCGCCAAAGACCGTCTCCATGAGGTTGCTTATGAGTGTTCCGAAGCCATCTTTCAGAATATCAAGGATGCCGAGTATTGCGGAGATTATTTCTCCTGCCATACCGCTATCCCCTAAAGCTTTCGTCAGAGCCTTGGCTGCGTCGCTGTCTTTACCGAGTAACCCTTGGATTCCCTTTGCAAGCGTGTTGGCAACGTCCTTCTGCATGTTACCTCCGAAAAGCTTGTCAAGTCCTAGAATGGAGTTTCCTATGCCTTTGAGTGACCCCGATGTAAGACCCTGCAAACCATTTTCTAGCTGCTGGAACTGAGAAACTGCCTTCTGTGCTGATGTCTGCAAGTCTGATGATGCCTTCTGAACTGATGAACCGAACTCCAAAACGTTGTTAGATGCGGTAGCGAGTACGTTCTGCGCTCTAGAGAGGTTGCCTTCAGCCTTGCTGATACTTGTCTTGTCACCGCTCTTCTTAGCCTTGGCGAGGTCTTCCTGCGCCTTAGTAACGGCTTTCGTAGCTTCAATCTCTCGCTCCTGTGCATCAATATAGCCCTGCATGGCTGACTGATAGGAGTTGATGTCGTCCGAAACCTTCTTAAAGATGTCACTATTCCAGATGGTGGCAGAGCCTTGTAACTTGGAGATAAGTTCCTGTATAGTCTTCTGCTCATTAACATCTGTTGTGCTCTTTGAGAGCTCTTGCAGCTTCTCAATGGTAGGTTCAAGTTGGTCCTTGAACATAGCACCGAAGTCTCCGAAGACGCTTCCCCAATCGATGTTCTGTCTGATGGCATTTATCTCGATGGTTTGGAGGTCCTTCTTTCTCTGCTGCTGAAGAGAGAGCTTTTCGCCTTTCGTCTGAGCCTTGACAATCTTCTCTTCGTACTCCTCGGCAATGGCTTGCTTCTGCTGATAGAGAGAACCATACTCCTTCAAGTAGTCGCGCATAGAGGTGAGGGCTTCCCTGTTGACCTCATCAAGCTTCTTGTTATACTCTTGGGTAGCGAGCTCTCTAGCCTTGGAGAGAGCATCAGACTGAGCGGAGGTAAGGGTTGCTTTCTTGCCAGCTTCCTTGTTTTTCTTCTTGAACTCTGTTTCCTGCTTATCAATCTCAGCTTTGCGCTTGGCATAGTCGTTCTTGATTTGAGCAAGCTTCTTCTCCGTGCCTTCCTGCATCTGAGATATATCGGTGTCGATATTTTCCTGCTGCAGCTGCTTCAAATCCTCGTTCAGTTCCTCCTGGGCCTTCTTGCGGTCTTCTGCTAGTTTCTTGGCATCGGCGGCTGCTTTCTTGGCTTTGGAAGCGTTCTTCTTTGCGTTTGCTTCTGCCTCTTCCTTTTCGCGACGCTTCTGCTTAGCATCGTCTTCTGCCTTGGTCTGCTTGGTGTTGGCTGCATTGGTATAATCCCATCCTCGCTGGGCAATATCGTTGGTTGACATCCATTTGCCATTGACTAGCGCACCTGACTTCTTGTTGTTTGCAAGGTCGCGTGCCAAAGCAGAGAAGTACTTACCTAAGCGTCCCAGTTCCGGAATATTCATGTTCTGCATCCACGATGGTATCTTGGCATCGAAGTTGACGTGGAAGTTGATGTTGTTCTCGGAATAGTTCTGCATGAACTCCTTGACACGGTTGTAGAGGACGTGTACATCCTCGCCGGCACCCTGGAGCTGTTTCTGCAAAGCATTTATCCTATTCTTGGTAGATGTGGCCTTGTTTCCGAAATCCTCGGTAGCATCTGCCGCCCGATTGATATTATCTGCCTCTTCACTATGCAGCTTCTTGGCAGCTCGAAGTTCGTAGAGATAGCCTATCAAAGCCTTCCTAGCATCACTTGTCTTGTCTCCAGTAAAACCGAAAGCATTAGCTAGCTTTTCTGATTCGGATATCAAAGAAGCCTCTAACTGATTGTATTGCTTCAGATAGGTCTGATACTCCTTGGAGTGCTCATTCAAGCCAGCCATCTTCTGTGTTAGGTCATCAAACTGCTTGATAACCGAGTCAGATACGATGTTCTGTATGCCGACGGCTATACCGCTGCTAGAGGTTCCATAATCCTTCAACTTACCCAAAAGGGCTTGCTGGGCGCTATCAACACGGTTGTTGTAGTCTTCGTTAGCCTTGGAGATTGCATTGGCTCTGTTGCGCTCTGTAGCCTCCAGCTTGATTTGCTCGACGAGTTCTTTAGATTTATCTATCTCCTGCTGCTTAACATCCACAAGGTTGCTCTCGTCTTCCTTGATCTTGTCAATAGCAATCCCGTAGTTGCCATAGATGTTTGACAGCTCCTTGATGGTGTCCTTGTAAACCTTGGAGCCTTCCTTTGCAGTCTTCAGAATGGAGATTAGCGACTCGACCTTACTTGATGCCTCATTGGCGCTCTCAGTAAACTTGGAGGTCTTAGAAGCTGCATCATCCGCAGACTTTCCAAATACTCCAAAGTATGTGATAGCTGATGCAACTAGTCCTATTACAATACCAAGAATATTGTTCATGCAAGCCGCATTAAAAGCAGTCATACCCTTTGAAGCCTTTAAGAGTGCATCACTCATTCCGAGGAATTTAGCCGCTGCATTCAGTGCAATAAGACTCTTCTCAATAGCTATAGTTGCTATCACCGCAGCCTTGTATGCTCCATACGCTGCAACGACGGTCATAAGTACCTTGCCTACCGTCTCCCAATTCTCAACGAGGGTGGAAACGACTCCCAATCCGGTATTGATAACACCCTCCTGGGATTTGCCGAGGTCATTGAACATCTGCTCGATGGCATCCTTAATGTTGCTTATCTGACCGGTAATAGTCTTAGACTGAGCTTCCATCAAGCCACCGAACTTACTACCCTCGGCGGTCATATTCTGCATTGCCTGGATGAAGATGTCGCTGGTAACCTTGCCTGCCTTGATTTGCTTCTGGACCTCACCGATTGCATTATTCAAGTCCAACCCCATAACTTTTGCCAATTCATCTGCGATAGGAATGCCTCGGTTGAGGAACTGATACAAGTCCATAGTGTCCATCTTACCTTTGGCGATGGTAGTGCCGTAAAGCATCACGAGGTCTTTAAGGTTCAGACCCATACCTGCTGCCACGTCTCCCAATCCGATAAGCGTCTTGTTGACATCCTCGGCTGCTACGTTGAATGCCAGGAGCTGCTTGGCTCCCTCTGTAACGTCTTCAACCCCGAAAGGTGTGATGGCTGCCGTGCGGATCATCTGCTTCATGAGAGCATCGGCTTTCTCCTCAGACTGCAACATTGTCTTGAATGCCATTTCTGTCTGCTGGAACTGACCGCGGACCTGCATCATCTGATTGACGAACTTACCAATGCTCCAACCGCCAATGGCAATGTTCATGCTGTTCTGTATATTCGAGATTACATCGTCAATAGACTTTCCGTCCTTCTCAACCCTCTCAGCAGTCTGATGAACTGCGTTCTGAATGTCTCGAAAACCGGAAACAACCTTGGCTGTCTCGACTATTGTATCGAATTTAATGCTTGGCATAATGTTCTATTTTTCCTTGAATTTATACTCTGTTATAAAGAATCGCCGGGGAAACATCAAATGTGAGTGTTCGATATGGGAACTTTACGTGCGTGCGCAGGAAGACTTCGGTTAAATCTCGGTCTCGGACTCTATCACCGCCTTCATGACCGCCTCCTTGTTGTTTCCATCGATGACCTCTTCCCCTGCTGCCGGTATATGGGCTTTCTTCCTCTCCTCGTCAGACAGATAGATTGAAGTAATCTTGTCTTTGAGCATGAGAGTCAGGTTGTTATACGATATTCCCCATACCACGTAATCGAAAGTCCATCCGTATCTTTCGCAAGCGGCATCTATGAGAGTTCCCCATATTGTCTTGCCCCCAAAGATAAAGCTATTCTCCGACTTCTTTGCTGCGTTGACCTTTGCCATACGCTTCGCTTCTTCTTCCATTCCTGTCTCTTTGGCTATTGTCTGGTATGAGTTAGCCTTAAGGATGATGATGAGAAGAGTAGCTATATCCTCGTTGGAACATTCTTTGAAGATTAACTCCGTCTGCCTGCTTACGCATTTGGAGTCTAGTATTTCATTCTTTGTGTTGAGTGAGTGATATGCAATCAATCTGCAGCATGTCTCCCTTTTGGTGTTTGCAACTCGCAATGCTTCCAAGAATGGATCAGCTTGAAGTAACTCTTTGTCTAGCTCCAAGCTATCTACCAACTGCGACGTTAGATACATCATGCCCAGTGTAGTAGGGTAGATGTTAACGTGAGCGTGCTCAGTATCAAAGCCTATCGGCATATCTGTGAGCGTATTCGATATAATGATTCCTAACTCTTCCATATCACTCGAATTTAAATTGTTGGCACCCAAGGCAGGACTCGAACCTGCGTCTTTCAACCAGCTTTTGAAGACCCTGGATTTTCATGCGACGGACTATTTGGTCTCGCTCTTCCCCTGAGCTACTTGGGTAGGTTGCCGGCTGATAACCCTCAGTCGGCAGAAGGGATATTAGGATATGCCTATGTCTCTGCGTATGTTTCCGTGATTTCAGCAGGAGGGGTATCACCATCCTGCGGCTTCTTGAAAGTCAAGGAATACTTTCCACCTGTTCCCTTTGTGGCAGTGATAACACGCCAGCGGTAAGCACAATAGACCTCCTCACCCTTTGCGTTTGTAGTCTTAGCCACCACGTCACCCTCTGGGATAAGAGCTGCGTGGGTATAAGTGATGGAAGCACCTTCTTCTGTTGTATAGCCCTCCTCGGCACCGATGGTGGTATTACCCATGTAAACGCCAGGAAGCTCGGCGTCTTCTGGCTGGATAGCCAAACGGTAGTTACCCTCAATGATACCATCAATAGTCTTGAATGGCTGCGACTGGTTCTTCTTGATGAAGAGCTGATATACAGCCTCGTAGGTAGACTTCTTTGTCTTGCGGTCAACAATTCCGCCACCTTCCTCAACCTGGGTCATAGTATCACCTTTCGTTGGAGTAACAGTAGTAGTGCCATCCTTTGGAGTTGGGAGCTTAGTCCACTCATTCTTTTTGCTACCTACCTCTTGAACGTAGATAGTGCATTTGCCCCATGATGTTACTGACATAATTTAATCGTTTATGAGTTTATATTCAACTTGATTATTTATTACATGTTCTCCCGTGCTTGCTGCATATACCCTCTGCTCAATAGCGTGGGCAACATATTCGCTCGTTCTGAACATTTCCAAGAGATTCCAAGCCAGTTTGCAGATTTCGTCAACTCTGATAGTGTTCTCCTCGAACTGCCCATCTACGTCCTGGTCTTGTATATATATATTTACATTTATAATCGCCGTTTGAAGCTGCGTTCCCTCATTAGCCAAGATGGAGATAACGACATCTTCCTTATGAGAATTATGCGGTCTCATTGTCTTTGACAGCTTGCCATTGACGTTGTTCATGAAACCGCTTTCGTTGATGTACCGGTAAACATCTGTCTTAATTGCTCCGTCTGATTTCATATCTTCCACTTGTTTATTTCATTAACTGCTGAGTCTATTGCTGTCTTCACACGCTGCTCTACAATGGATGTGGCCCATATCTTCGTTGATGCGAGAACATCCTTGCTTTCCAAGGCTTCCACCTCTCCTGCGTATTCCATTCCGGCAACGACAACCAAAGCATAAACCCTGGAATATTCCTTTGCAAGGTCATTGATCATCTTCTTGCCCTTTGCAGAGCCGTCTGTGCCACTGAGAACCTGCGAAAAGGCTGATTCCATATATTTACTTCCCTGCTCGTACACGGCGAAGCCTATAGAACTTCTTAGGTTGCCCGTATGGTCTATCCAGCTTTCCTTGGCAGACCTGTTACGGATTCTAACCACAGATTCGTCTCCTAGCTTGCTCAATGCCTTAAGCACATTCTCCTGTATCTTCCTTGCGGCTCTTTGTAGGAAGGCGTCAAGAGCGGAAGCGCTGGTTGTAATTCTTATGCCCATATCTTACACTGAAGTTGATAACGATGAAATCCCTTGACCTTGATAATTACCTCCTCAGCCCCTAAAATTTCTAGCTTGATAAAATCCCCATATGAGAACTTTTCAATTCCTACGGGCAAGTTATGCACTTCGTAGGAGTAGTAATCAATAGAACCGTCAGATGTAACTAACTTGTTGGCCTCGCCAGCAGGAACTACATCACAAGTGCAGCAGAACTTCCACTCGGTCTTGCCCTGGTGATAATTTCCATCATCATCTGTATAGCCAGCTACCTTCTGCTGCCGGTATAGCTTTGAGGCATGAAAACTCAATAGACTCATCAGCAATTAATGTAAACTGTCGGCTTCGGAGTAAGTGAAACCTCCTCCTCGCCGATAGAGTTATATAAACGATTGACTTGAACTAATATAGCCTTTCGCTGGTCTTCCGAGAGGGAACCTATTGATTTGTCCGCTTCGGAGAAGCTAACGGCTTGTATGAGAGAAAGCAGACAGTCGGCAAGCGTTCCTTTGTAGGCGTCACTTCTGGCAACGTCACCAGTGAACTCTGATTCGATATCGAGGTCACGCTTTATGCAAGCGTTTTCCACGAAACCATAGGGGATAGGGATGTGTACCTCATCCACCAAAGCTTGTCCGACCGTCTTCATGATTACTCCTCAGCTTTAGCTGCCTTTTCCTTGAACTCCTTCTTCTTCACAGGAGGAAGCTCGTTATAGGCATCAATAACCTCCTTGTCGCTGGCGTCACTAGAAAGTGTAGCACCAAGAGCGTTGAGAGTTGTGATAGCCTCCGGCTTCTTGTAGGTCACATCAGAGATTGTTACCTTAGCGTCCTCTGTATCTGCTTTCTCCTTTTCGGTATCAACCGAAACGTCTGGGTCTGCCAGCTTAGTATTAATCTGATAGATTGTATCAACGTCCTCGATGACAGGCAAGCAGTATGCCTGCACCGCAGTTGTCTCACGCAACGGATCAGTTGTTGAATACTGAGAGATAAGCTTGTAATCAATCTGCTGATAGGTTACACCTGCCACTCTGTTGGTTGCCTCTGCTACCTGACCGTAAACGAGGGCACCAATCATCTGTGAGCAGACACCGATAATCATATCGTTGTTCCAAGGCTTAACGCTCTTCTTCACACCATCATGCTCCAATCGGACAGTACGGTTGATGATGCGGAATGATACACCGGTTTCGTCCAAGAATGCCTCCTGGAATACGTTGGCAGTAGGAACCGGCAGCTTTGTGTTGGAGTCATAAGTCTGACCCTTATAGTTGGCAACAAGCTCGCGAGCGTCCTGTGCCTTCTTCAGTTCGTCAAACTTAGCCTTACCAATCCAGAAGATCAAGATGGTGTTGCCATCATTCGATGCTCGCTCGATACATTCCTTCAAGTCAGCAACGGTAACACCATTATTGACGTTGTTGATACCAAGCTGATTTTCTGGCAAGTACTGATACGTGATGCGAAGCATCTCCTTTGGCTTGTCATCGTCACGTACAGCTACATAACCATTAGAGAGACCATACAGAAGTGCATACTCATTACGCTCATCAACACCGACATTACAAGCTACCGGATCCTGCGCCAGCTTACGGCGAATCTCTGCTGTCTGACCGCCCTGGGCTTCCATAAGTCGTAGGGAAAGAATATCTGACTCCTTCAAGAACTTCTTCATACCAACCTTTGGCAGTTTTCCGTTGGCGGTTGAAATCTTGTCACGAGACTTCAAAGGAACCGGAGAATCCACTGCCACGTAGTCAGCAGCTACGTAAGAGGTATCAACTGTGTCAGCTTCCCATTTGTTGTCGGGAGAATAAACGCGGCGGAGAATTGATGTATCTTTGTGGAGATACGTCATCTCGTTCTTGCGCTTACCGTTAATCTTCTCAATCAAGGTCTTCAGGATTGGGAAGAAACTCAAGATATACTTAAGAAATAAAGAACTCTGTTGCATAAATCACCTCCTTAACCGATTGCATCGTGTCCCCACTGAAGAGTAGGAACGGCTGTTTTCAAAGCTGCCTTGATCGTATCGACAGGATAAGGGACAGCCTTATCATTAGCCTCACCTGCCGTCATAACACCTACATGAGGGGTATCTGCAGGAGCAGTTGTCATGCAGACACCTACATACTCGTGATTTTCCGGCAATGAAGCATAAGCCTCACCTGTTACCGGCATAGGCTTGTACTCGCCAGACTTGGTATCACGAATGATAATGTGTCCACACTGGATGAACTCTCCAGAGAAACCTGTCATGTCAAGAATGACACCACCCATGATGCCATTCACGTAATTTCTGATGATTACAGACTCCTTGCCTGAATCATACGTTTCTGTCTTGCTTACGCCATACATAACTTTTAAAATTTAAAGATTACATTGTTTCGGCAAGCTCATCAATCTCATTGTCCTTGATAACCTCAACCTCATCCTTCTTAGGCTTTCTCTGAGCCGCAGGAGCACCAAGTTTTCCGAGACCTTCGTTAGCACGCTCTTGATCGATAGCTGCCAAGTCCTCCACAACACTGTCGTAGAAATCGTCGAACTCAGATTCGTTCTCGAACTTCATCTTGTCGAAATTCTTCAAGACAGTCTTTCCGAACGTACCTTTGTCCTTAAGGAGTGCCTTCAGCTTAGAACGGCGGCCATCATTCTCTCGCTCTGACTTCAAACCGAGGATTTCGGTCTGCAAGGCTTTGTTCTGAGTAATGAGTGCCTGCGCCCATGCTGGGACCTGCTCTTCTTTCTCTTTCTTCTGTTTGCGGATTGGTTTCTTGTTGCCGGCAGGGTCATCATCATCGTCATCGACCTCGTCGTCATCCAAGTCTTGACTATCCTTAAAACTCTGGATAGTACGCTGCGCAGTCTTTTGCGCAATCTTAAGATAAGGAAGAACCGCATTAACCTGCTTTTCAATCTCTGCGTTTACATCCTCGTCTGAGGCTTCTTCATCGAGTTCTAAGTTATTGGCAACATCGGCAGCAATACCCTCTAACTCCTCTCTACTGAACCCCAACGCCTTTGATTTGGGTTTCAGAATAACTAAAACTTGCTTCGTTCTTTTTTTCATTCTAACTAAATATTTAATTGAACAATAAAATTCAAGAAATATCCCAGTACGAAGCGATAGCAATAAGTAATGCTGCAAAATTATAAAAAAAGTATTTAATCACCAAATATATTGCAAGGAAATATACTTAATGATTAAATACTTTATGGTTACATATAAATATTAATCTGGATAATTGAGCTTATCCGGTCCATCTGTGGATAGATATACGGAGAACATATCACATAGCTCTTTTGCTCCTTTTAAGTCGTTGAGCTTGTAATTACCGCATTCCACTTCCGATGCACCTGGAATCGTCTTTGATAGCGAACAAGCCTTGAAGGCTTCTACTATCATTTCCTTTATGAGCTTTGAAGTCCACGTACCTTTAAGGATAAGATAGAAACCTGTAAGACAACCCATCGGTCCAAAATACAGAACGGAATTGCTAAGAGGGCTATCATTGCGTAGGTAGTCCGCCATCAAATGCTCTATTGTGTGCGCTACAGCAGGTGACATCATATCTTTGTTTGGCTTGCACACGCGAATATCGAATGTGGTAGCAGTTTCCATGCCCCATTTATCTACTCTCGAAACATAAAGACCTGGCTTCAGTTTCGTATGATCAACTTTAAAACTTGGTATCATTCTCTAATAATTTACAAACAACACTAAATGCCTTTTCGGCAAGACTATCCCAAAAACCTGCATACTGCTCGGTCTGGTTCGGCTCCAGGGGATTATCGCTAATAACTCGAATGGACGTAAAACCAATACCCTTCTTGTAGCATACCTGCGCGAGGGCAGCAGACTCCATGTCAATAGCACATACGTTATAAGAATTAGGAAGAAACTCCTTAATTGCCAATACCTGCTCTCTCGTAGTGACAAACTTATCTCCCGAAGCTATTGTTCCTAATCGGAATCTTTCATCCATATCAATCCAGGAGAAATCAGAAGGAAAGACTGCCGGCATACCTTGAACTTGCCCATTGGCATTCGGCTCTCCGCAATATACATCGTGGTAGCAGTACGAATTGCCAATCACGACATTACCAGGTTTCAATCCCGCAACGGCAGCACCGGCACATCCTACCGAGATAACTCTTGTAACTTTGCTGGACGTATTCGACGAAAGAAATTCTGTCAAGCAAGATGCCGCATTAACCTTGCCAATACCAGACTTGATTAAAGCTATGTTTTGAACATTTTTGTAGTCAAGCCAATTCTTTACAATCCATTCGCTGATAAGGTCGTATTCCTTATCCATAGCGGTAACTATGACAATCATTGCGCACCTCCTTTCGTTAGCTTAAGCTTCTTGCAACGGTTGTAAATAGCGTTCTCGTCCACGCCAATCTTGGTAGCAATGGCTTTTACCGGGTACTTACCATACATTCTGCGAATGATGAAATCCTCGTCAGCAGTAAACACGTGGCTCTTGCTGATACCCATTTCCTTCATCTTTCGATGGATGGCCCAATAATTACGATTGAGCTGCTTTGCAATCTCCGTTGTCGTCATCACCAAAGCGTTAACCTTGATGAACTCAATCTCTTCTGCACTAAAATGTTTTCCTCTACTCATTATTTAATATTTGGGTTCGTTAAGCCGCCCAAGGCTTTCTTTCTCTTTCTGTTATATCTTCTGTTTGCAGCAATCCTTTCAGCGTTCTCTTTACGATAGACTTCCATTCTTGCTAATAAATGTTCCTTATGCTCCTGGTAGTACCTTTTATGGTATTCCCGGATATCTTCCTCACTTCTCGCCATGAACCTTGTCTTTTATAAGTTCGTACAGTGATGGGCTGAGTGTGCTCCATTGGTCATTCTCGTCTTTCACGAGATAGAATCCATCAGGGACATAGAACTCTCGATTTTTCAACCTAACTATCAACGTCTGCTTCGTGCGGTCTCCGCTGATAGTCTTTACTAACTCTGAAACGTCCGGGCATTCCCATAATTCTTGAATGCTCTCGGAAGATACTTTAATTGCTACCATATCATTTCTATTTAATGTTTTTTACCAATCTAAGTATACAACACCCATCCCATGACAAATACCGCACGTCTTGTTTCCTTCTCCATTACATTCTGGACAACAATGCCGATGTTTAACTATAGGCGCAGGAGGTATCAACATACGAATAAGAGCCATCCTAAAATCTGCATCATGACAATTCTTGATGGCATCTAGTATTTCTTGTTCCGTTAGAATAAACATATCCCTTAAACTTAATTTATGAATATTTACCAATTCCAAATGTCAGCGTATCTTTCATCTGGTGGTGTTTTAATCTTTGGAAATATAGGAGTATTGCTGATAACATGATGGTCGCAACTTCCTGTACTTCCACTAGTAAGTGGCTCTCCGTTACAGACTAATCTATATTTACATTCATCACATTGTATGTAATTCATATCACTTGAACTTAATAATGAAAAACTCATGGTCCAACCACCTGCCTGGGCAAAGACCTTTCTTCGGCTTGCCGATGGTTATACTCTCAATCTCCTTTTCTACCTTTGGGCTATCGTCATAGTAGCCGTTCTTGAAGAGAACGTGAGTGAATGGTACGAACTTCATTGTACCATTATTCAGTTTCTCCTTGATAGTATTGGTGTCTATAAGCATCTCAAATGTCTTACCGATATGAAGCTTATCGTACTTATCGAAATCTTTGAATTCCTCATCCTTGATAAGGAGAAGGCGACTCATCCAAAAGTCTTTAATTACCCGATACTCTTCATTCTTTTCGCCCGACACTATCATATCGAACCATTCCTTGCTGACTGCGAGGGTAAGAACCTTCTTCTTTGCTTCTGATAAATACTTATCCATTACTTTAGTTAATCTTTCCATAAGCTAACTTATTTTCCCTCTGTTTTTACTACAAAGAAATCGTCACCAATGTCTTTCTTCTATTCAACTCTTTGCAAAGTACAGATGTATCAGCAAGGTTGATATGCTGGTTTACATACTCCTCCTTATCTGTGAAGGTAAGGAGTGTTTCATCTAGGTTATTTACTTCCTCTATATTCTCCACACTTTCCGAAAGAGATTTGATTTCTCCATGGATAAAGTCATACACATTTTTGTCGATAACTTTCTGTCTTGTCAGAGTTTCGACTGCTGTTTGAATCTTTAAGATTGTTTTTTGCATTTCTTGTTTCATAATCATATTTTGTTTATTTTAGATGAACAACAAAGTTTTTTGGCTTAAACTCGATAAAGCCATTATCCTTTTTCGTTTGAGTAGTCTCAATGCTGAAACCGACACATTTCTTGAAGAGAGCTCTTATTTCAGAACCATTCCTGCAGAAAAGCTGTACGTAATCAATTTTCCTAAAGTAATGGTCAACAGAATTTCCATACTGAATATGAGGTTTGCCATTACTATCTAATCTGGCCGTTAATTGGTCTAATCTTATTATTGGCTTTACACCCTCGATAAGGGTATGGCACCAACGTGGGGTGCAAGGTAAACATACTAGTCCTACCTTGCCTTCTTTGATTTCATCAAACTCCTTCTCACCTACAGTAATATTCAAAAAGTCATGTGCTAACCCTCCTTCTCGTTCATTTTAGCAATGTGATCATTGTAGGCATCATAGTCCTCTTTACTAATCTCAATAACGCTATGTATGAGAGTTGTACCGCTAACCATATCATCCTTGAATTTCTCTTCTACGTCCGTGATGAGGTCCATGATAGGATAGAACTTAATATCCTCCTCTTCCCCCTTAACGGAACTCGTAACTGAGGTATAGGTTAATTTGCCATCCTTACGCATGAAGGCGGCTACTGCGTAATAATATCTTTCTCTTATCATAAGTCATATTTTTTTAGTTTATTTGAACTACCTAATATATCTCTAATATCGAAAGGAGTTTTGCCAGCCCATCTAGTAAGGCAATTCATTAGCTTGCGAGAATATCTTGCAGAAATCTTTTCTGCCTTTACAATACGATGATCAACTCTGCCATGACCGCCACCTTTAGTGGCATAATACAAAGCCCATCTAGGCTCCCAGTATTGCTTAATCTTTGGGAGCTTTTTCACTACGTCCAATCCATCCAATATCATCCCAATATAGCTAGGACTTCCGTAGCAACACTTCATTATCTTCTTGGCTTGTCTAATCTTCATACGCTAATCAATTTTCCAATCAAATGATGGTCGTGCTTATCGAAAGCAATTCCATACTTGAACATTTCTTCAAAAAGCATAAGACGCTCCTCGTTGGTAGCCAACCGAGTAGATTTCTTTTTATCCTCGGTCATCGTAAAATGAGAGCCTACCATTAAATTCTTATCTTCCTTGTGAAGATAAAGATAGCAGAAGAGATTGTAACACTCTGGTCTCCAACGCTTACATAACACAATCCAATAATTATCTATCACAACTATATTGCCTTCGGCAACAATATCTTCAAACATATTATTTTCCATACGCTACTTTTTCTTTCCGTAATACTTCTCTGATAAGCCGTTGAATCGCTCATAGTTCGGCAGTTTGGGAGAGATTTCAAACTTCATCGTTGTAACATCATATCCTCTATCAGTCATTTCTTTGACAAACTCTTTTGTGAAAACCTTGTCGAAGAGATAATGAGCATCTGTTTGGGTCATAAACCCTAGAGGGTGATAAGCACCAATACAGTTCTCTTTCTTATCCCAATATGCCGTTAGCTTATCTTTCTTTTTAAGAATCATACGCTACTTCTTTTTATGACAATGGCAGCTCTCAGCATGAATAACACAAACTCCGTGTTTCGTGTCTACTATCAGATAGTCATGCCCTTTCTTGGTGAATATTTTTATATTAAACTCTTCTTTTTCATGTGGAGTTCCTAAGCTGAAAGAAATCCTAAAACCAATTACCCCTATTATGAAAATCAAAAAGAGCAAACCGTATGACTTGGCTAAGTCTAAAATCTTACTCTTCATACGTTAGTCCTCCTTATCGAATTTATTGCCAACAACATAAGCTTCTAATAAATTAACAAATGGCTCGTAATTGTCAACTTTATCTAAACTCTTGAAGGCAAACATTCCTTCTTCTTCAATATAAACTACCTCATAGAGATTGTCTATACACAAAAGATCATAACTGTCATGCACTATATCACCTTCCCAAATCTCATTTCCCTCACTATCTTTCAACCCTGTGAACTGGCAGACGGTAGAAGGGTCAACCTGATAAGTGAGATTTCTGTTTAACTTGCTTTCTTTCTGACGATTCTCAATGATGTATGTATTACCATTCTCCTCGTAGAAATATCCGCAAACCCATCCTTTACCATCAAGACGTTTAGCCTTGAATTTGATGCTTTCTATCTTCATATCTATTTTGCTTTAACGTTATACACTCCATCAATGACCTCTACTTCATAACAATCGGGACAATAATGCTTACCATCTATCATTTCCCAATCAGAGTAGTCACCAATATCAACTTCTTTGTTACTGAATAGTGCAGAGCAAGTATCTGTACCGCCAAATACTCCTCCGCATCTATCGCAAACAATCTGATACATTGTAATCGGTCTATACATAAGCTACTTCTTTTTCAAATATTTACCAATTAAATAACCGATAACTCCACCCATAAAAGCTATATACAGAATAGCTAGGGTAAGAATAACATAAAATCCAAACATAACTATTCTTCTTTAAGTTCTACTGGCTCATCGCTCCAAGATAACTCTCTTCCGATGAGCTTCTTGATACTTCCATGAGGTATAAGAACACAACCACCGATACCAGAATATGTAGGATTCCAATATCCATATTCTCCAGCTCTACTTCTGTATGGTTTCTTTTCAAAAAGAAATTCCTTACCATTTCCATTAGTTGCTACCCATGCCATAACTTATTCCTCCTCCACTTTTACGCCAAAAGGAACGAGGTCAGCAAATGCAAACTTATCAAAAGCATCTTTAAATGAATACTGTATTGAAGTATATACTGATACATATTCTAAACATCGGATAAGATGCATAACTCCATCCCTTCTACCAACTACCCACCCAAAAGGCTGGTGCTTGAACATTTCTGCCCAGCATTCTTTTGCATTTTCGAATGGGCGGTACTTTGGCTCTGGCTTAATTCGGTACTCTGTATTATTCCAAAACTCAATCTCTGTCATTTCCGTCCAATCATTCGGAATGTCTGAGCCTTTTACGGCACTCGGTTTTGTCCTACACTCAATTGCCTCTCCTTTTGCAAAAGCTTGCAAGAAAGGACAAAATTCTTTTGCTTGTTTTCTGTCCATAATCAATCCTCCAATTTTATATTATGTTCATCTGCGAAATAATCTTCTGCTTCCTCGCAAAACTGACCTTCGCAAAGTGATTCTGGGAGTGCTCTGCTAGTATAATACTCTCGGTGGCATAACTCACAGATTCCTTTTTCGTAATTATTTCTTAACTCTTCTCTGGTCATTACTCATTTTCCTTTCTGACTAAATAGTCATACATAGGCTTACGGTTTCTACGATATTCATTACATATCTTTTCTGCCTCTTCCTCTGTATCGCAAGTTGCAATAACTCCATCGGGATATGTATCCCAATATCTAACTACCTTAAATTTTGCCATAATTTAGTCCTCCAACTCTTTAAGTGCTCCTTCCAAGTAACCAACAATCATTTTTTCTTCAAATTTTGAATAATAGTTACCATTCATATAACGAATAGTCTTTTCAATAGCTGATTTTATTTTTTCTTTGTTCATTGCTTATCCTCCTTTTTTCTGATTCTTTCTATATGCTTTAGTTGCGCAATACTTATATTGCCATATCGTCTATACATACCTTGGAGATATGCAATATAGCTAGCTAATGTTATTTTATCTGCATTCATATTCTCTTCTTTTTACCACCTGCGAATACTTGTGCCATGTTTATCGCAGATTTAATATCTTTGTACCTGACACCACAAACTGTTGCCACAGCTTTAATTGCCTCATCCATTTTGAATTGCCTTGCCAAAAACTGATTGTTCTTTATCAAGTTGACGATTTCTTCTTTCGTATGAATGCCTTTCCAAAATAGTTCGGTATGACTACCACCTCTGTCGTCATCTACAGAGAACGGAACACCATAATTAGTATAAACCTCTCCGTGATGCTTGATGAGATGGCGACCAGGATTCTTTCGGATATTATTTATCCAAGTTTCATTATCGCATTCGTACCATATCTCATACTCTGCCCCTGTCAGCGTTTTGTCAATGCCAATAGGATAATGACCGGAACACCCATTTGTTCCAAAGTAAATAATCTCTGCCATATTCTATTCTTTTTACCCTCTCCTGTAAAATGGAGAGGCTGTTAGTTAATCTTTTTTCGGCTTAATACCCCATGCAAGGCATCCAAATCTAATATCAGTACTAATGTTTGAGCCATCAAAAACTCTCTCTTCTCCTCCAATAGACGTTAGGGTGATACCTATAGGCAATGAAGGGTAGAGATATAGCGGAATCAAACGAAGTCCAAGAGTATTTTTCTCGTTGGCAACCTTCTTATCAAATTCCTCCTTTGTAAGGTGTCCCTTGTCTAATTCAGATTGTAAACAAGAAATTTCTTCCTCAATATCTTCTTCGGATTGCCAACTTCCAAAATGTAAAGCCTTACACTGACTTTCCGTAAGAGCATTCCAATCAATGTCTTTCTTAAATTGTTCTTGAACTTTTTGCCAAGCATTATTGAGACTTTCCTTTTTAAATTCTTCGTCCCACTTTTTATATACTTGGATACACGCAATTTGATTTGCGAGCCATTTCAAAGTATTACTAACTTTGTCTTCTAATGAAATTTGTTCCATATTACTTTATATTATAATCCTATAAGGATGTTTAGTTACTAAATCTCATCAAACTCTTTCTGAAATCTCTGTTTTGTTTCATTCAGAAGCTGCTTGAATTTTGTTTTAAACTCTTCATCACACTCTGAAAGCCCACAAATAGCATCAGCAAGACTACTACGCATTGATTTTGGAGACATATTTAAGAGTTCATTTACTTTAGGAATTAAACTCTTTGCTAAGATATTTGCTCTTTCTAATTTTTCTGTATTCATATTACTATCTATTTATATCCTTTGCAGGATGGTTAATCATAAATTATAACACAATCATTGTACACAGATACTTCAGCTATACTTAGAGGCTCTCCGTTTTCTTGTGTTCCATGAGAATAAGGAAAGCAAACTTCCATAGTCTTATCCTCTACCTTTGATAATTCATCAATTAATTCTTGTACTGTCATATTACTACTATTTATGCCCAAAAGCGATTAACTAATCTTTTTGATACTATCAATTTCCATACTCCATAGTACAAACTCTCTATTGGAGCGAGTGCCATCTTTTTTAGCAGGGTTGATTCTTACATCAATCTCGCCATTATAGCCTCTATAACCTCGGTCTGGAACAATGCTTTTAATCCAACAAACATCACATCTGGAGCAGCTCACTTTGTCACCAACCTTGTATGGTAGACTTTCGATGTACTCCTTCACATCAGAACAAATCTGATTGTTAGCATCATTGATAACACTTTGTTGCTTGGCAACCTTGCTTTTAATTCTTCTTTTGTCATATCTTTAAAATTATGCCCGAGGGCGGTTAATAATTGCGTCTTATCTCAACTTTCCACTCCTTAGAAGAGAACTTCTTTTTGAGTTTTTTAATTAAATTCTCTATCTCTTCAAGAGATTCGAAGGCATTAACTAAATCCCCTACTTGATACCAATAGTCCCATCTGTCTGGTTGCTTATCTTTCTCCTTTTGAGTGAGTGGTCTAACAAACTCCCCTTTGATGGTTTGATATTCATTTGGAATTTCAATTCCACCCAAATATCCACTTACCGAGCTGTTACCACACACATTGCTTACTTTAATATAAAATTTTGCGTAATAATGTATTGCTCCACCACAAAGACCACAAAAAGAACTAATTTCGATATTCATGAGTCTTTTTTTGTCTTTAGTATAGCTACCCATAGTCGTATATGTTTTACCAGAGAGATTAAACTGAAATCCTTCTCCAATATTCTGAGGAATAACCCCAGTTATCTTAGATATATCAAATCCATTTTCTATTCGTAAATAGCTGTTTGTATTCATACGCTTTACTTTTTATTATCCATCATAAGAGCCATTTCACATACCTTGTGACACATTTGAAGTACGTCTGATATACTTCTAGTGCTCCAATTATAGTACATTTTTCCGTGGTCTTCGGTTATTACTACAACCTGTCTGTCACGGAGGATTCGCCATATCATTCTTAACTTCTGTTTCATATGCTTTACTCCTTAACTTCTTTAAAAATTACCGATTTTCCATCTGAGCGTACACCTTCACAACATGCAAATTTTATACATACTGGATTATCCTCAAAGAAGCAACCTCTACAACCATTTTGCTCAACTGCTTCAAGAGTGATTCTTTCTCCAACTTTAAGCTCTTTCATTGCTCACCTCCTTCCCAATCATCAGTCGTTCCTAGTAGATGTGCTGTCTCTTCATTGTAAGGAAGACAATATCCAAACCAAGCGTCTCCTGTACATATATACCCATTAGATACTTTATAACTAAAGAAATCTATAGACCATTTATCAGCTTTACCACATCTTACTACAACTTTATCGAATGGCTTTGGAGTCCACTTTAGCTTCAAATCAACAATCTGTTTCTTCTCAATATCCCAGCGTTTGCCTTTCTTTGCGAGAGCATCAAAGAGTTGCTGCTTCTCAGAGTCAGTTGCTAGACGAAGACTATAATGAACTCTTGTGTAACCATATTCAGCTATAGTAAATTTATCGTCAGCATTATAGAAAGCATAGTAATAAGCTCCTTCGTCTCCATCTTTATATTCACTTCTTAAGATGAAAATACAATTTGCAAAATATCCACCTTTAAATCCTTTCATAAACACTATATCTCCATCCTTGAACTCAGGCTGAGGTTTCTCTACTTCCAAGGTCTCACGATTGAGCTTACCACCCAAGCGTTCCTCGATGGTGTTGATGTAGGTCTGAGCAAATTCTTTGTTATCTTCAATATGATAGTTTTGTGTATTCTGCATATTCAAACAAGATATATGTCTCTTTTTACTTACACTAATCCAGTGTTTACCTTCAAATGTAGTATAATCATCTTTTGAGAAACCCTTAAAGATTATATGGCTATCACTATCATTGCTAACCAATACATCGCCCTTCTTCCAAGAGAATTTTTCCCAATCACGCATTGATTTGCTAGGGTAGATGCACAAAACTCCTTCCTTGTACAATTTACCGTCTTCATCGAACCATGGCTCTTTATTATGATGCTTAACTTGAAAAGCATCACATGCATCAGTAACGACATATAACGTAACACTTCCAAACATATCAGTCCAGAGTTTCGTACCTTCTGGCTTATTCTTTAATATTTTCGCTATGTTTATTTTTGTTTCCATATTACTTACCTTTTTATTTGTTATTCGTTTGCACCAAAGTCCATTAGAGGGTCTATCTCGTAAAGATGTTCTTCTGCATCATATTTTCTTTCTAGCATATTTATCGTGCTAGATAGATGAGTATCAGACATATCCTTAATCGGTATTTCTCTACCATCTTTGGTTTTCCACATGATTTGAGCGGAGTTTCTCTGTCTGATCCATTGCTCTAGTTTCAAATCATTAATATCAGCTATTTTCATAACTAAACTAATTTTTGCGTTAAACAATACTGGTAGTAACTCATACTACCAACGTATTTTGATATTTTTGGCAGCTCACCATTATAAGGAGTGACTTTCAAGCCATCAATGAAATCAGCATTCTCAGTTGATACCTCAGTATTATGCTCGTTCATAAACACCTTTTGCGCTGTCGTAGAATGACTTTCTGCTCTCAGCTTACCGAGTGACCGCCAAACCTGCTTACGATGGATAAATAATCCATGGAAAGGAATAGTCTTTACTTCTACTTTTGTTCCCATAACCTTTATTTTAATACATCTATTCTCTATCTAAATAAAACGGGGAATATCGCAATACTCTCATTTCTCTTCTTGTATAAATCTCAGCTAAACGAGCAGCTTTATAAAGCTTAATATATGGCTTATCTTTAAGATATTGAATAAATTCGACAACAGAATATTCTTTCTTTTCCATACCCTTAACCATTTAAAGATGATAATAACTATTTGATACCCTTGCGCCCAAATCGAAGCATCCCACGGCATCCGGCTTTAAGAAGCGTTTCTCTAACTTCTCCAAAGCCTCTTTATACTTCTGCTCCATGTGCTTGCAATGAAGTCTCTGAGCTAATTTAAGTTGCTCGACAACACCCTTGCGAGCAACTCTATATTGTTTATCGGACATCATAGCCTTATCCGTTTACATAGTTGATTACATGCTCCTGTGCTTGCTCATGCAAGTTGTCAAAAGCGTCTTCTATAACTTTGGCTGTCTGATTTCCATTAAGGTTCTCCAGCATTTCGCCAACCACTTCTTCCATCGAGCCTATTGGTAAGGAACAGAACTTATCAACTAGAAAGCTCTTCTGCTCACTGATTGTCATATCATCGTACAATTCCGATAAATCTACATTTACTTTATAATCTGCCATAATCTTAATCGAAAATATGATGGTTCAACTTTCTCTTTCTGAGGTTTTTCTTAATCACTTCCATATCCTTGTGGTCGTTAGTGTGGTCCGCAAGAAGCTTGATGATTTCATAGATGTCATTTGCGTTATCCTCCAGGTTGGCGCAAATGCTCTCGTCACCGAAGAAACTCTTATTAAAGGGTTTCAAATGGAAGTAGTACTTTTTGGCTGCATCCTGCATCTGAGTGTAGTGCATCTTCTGCTCTTGCTTGTACTGAACGCTTAACAGCCTAAACATGCCCTGTTCATCTTTGATGAGCTGATCCAATACATCTGTTACCATTGCAATCAAGCAGCCATTGACCTGCAGGCGTTGAATAATCTTTTCCTGCTTCAAGCCAGATGTTACACCAATCTCTGAGAGTGTAACCTTCAAATCGTTTACTGTAACTTTCTCTTTTCCCATTGTCTTACTTTTAATTGTCAAACCATAAACCTGCATATCTCCATTCCCAATGAAGGCAAGTGTCATTAGGCTTCTTGCCTTCACTATAGCATATCTCGGAAGCTATACAATTACTACATATATGCTTCATAATCATGGAAGTTTTGATATCATATAATCTAACTCCTTATCTGTAATATCCAGATTGTTCTTACGCTTGAACTTGATGATAGCATCAATTCCGACCTCGCCTTCAACCAACTGGTAGACGGCATCCTTATCAAATCCCTTGTCTAGAACCTTGATAAGCTCCATTCCCAAATCATGGATTTTCTGCTGAAACTCCTTTTTGAGGTCTGCGTTAATTCGCTCTAAAGCTTCTGCTTTCTGACTAAATCCGCATCCTCCCTCAATGGCGAAGTCGTTATTGATGTTCTGACACATCTGGTCAATGTCCTTGCTACCGAAGAACTGAGCGAAATAGGTATCGCCCTTCAAGGACTGTAGAATATCGATTTCTTCTTGCTTTGTCATAACTAATCCTCCTGGTCTAATTTATCATATTCTTTACGCAACTCAATAATTAAATTGGTGTAGGAAGCCATAGAGTCTTTCAAAAGTGAAAGCATACCTTTATGGTTGAGGATGTCGCCAACCGCCGTGTAGTACTTAAGGTTGTCGTTTGCCCCCAGAAGGTCAAAGCTACCGCAGCATGCCACATTGGTGTTGAAAGACTCTTCCTGGAAATTACCAACTTTAGCCTGGTAACGAATCACCAGGTTTCTGTCTCTTTCGACTCCTTTCAAGTTCAAGTGGACGATAAGTGACTTATAGCCTAAGTCAATACCCTCTACCTCCCAATCAGGGCAAACTGAAATGATGTCCTTAATCTTCTTTGTGGCTGACTCAAACATATTCTCGATGTTCTTTCTAACCTCTGCCTTCTTTGTTTCAACTGAATTGTTCATAATCTTTATAATTTTAATTGGTTCAACTTATAAGGTAGGCTCTGAATAGTCAAAACTACTACCTTTTATCTATATGCAAAGGTACGAAAATTTTCTGATATATGCAAATTTACCAACGATTATTTTAGTTAAAAATACTAAAACCATTAAATATATGCGAATATATCCGTAATTTTGCCAAATCAAACTTCGAAGATTATGATAGATTTTAATGAACTTTTAAAAAGAAATGACGTTGGCAGCATCATAGGAGAGCTGAAACAACGCGTGTTGGATATTCCACTTTGGAGTACCCTGTTATCTGAGTATGAGCCTATGCTCCATGAAATCGTAAACGACCACGTAGGCAGACAGGACAGAACGCTTGATGACGGAATAGTAGAAAAGGCAGCTAGATTGCCTATCGGATTGGAGAAGCTTCTTACACGAAGAATCTCTGAGTTCACAATGGCTATACCGGTCAAGCGTGTATATACGTATGATCAGGCTGACGAGGAACTGAAGACGATTGTGCGTGCAATCGAGAAAATCTACACCTGTGCACACATTGATGCCGTGAACATGCACAGAGCAAAGTGCTATTACGCCTCTTGTCAGATGTTCACACTTTGGTACACGCAGAAGAAGCCTAACAAGCTCTACGGCTTCAACAGTCAGTACAAACTGAAATGTAAGACATTCTCTCCAATGGACGGAGTTGACATCTATCCTTACTTTGATGAGTATGATGACTTGCTTGCTCTGTCATTCGAGTATAAGCGTAAGGTTACTGACACAGAACACACCTTCTTCGAGACCTATACCGCAGACCATCATTACAAGTGGGACCTGTCTTCAGACGATGAAGAGTCCGGATGGAATTTGGTGGATGATAATGAGATTTCTATCGACAAGATTCCAGCTGTGTTCTGGTACCGGCACAAGCCATGCTGGGAAGGATTGAAACCTATCCGTGAGAATATCGAGTACACCATTTCCCGAAACAGCGATGTTGTGGCATACAATTCCGCTCCTGTCTTGAAGATAGCCGGTGCCATCGTTGGAATGGAGCGAAAGGGAGAGAGCAAGAGGGTGTATAGAGTCAGCGAAGACGGCGATGTTAGCTACGTGTCTTGGCAGCAGGCTATTGAGGCTCTTAAGTATCACGTTGACACTCTAGTCAAGCTTTTCTTCATGCAGTCTCAGATGCCGGACATCAGTTTCGAGAATATGAAGAGCCTTGGCAATATCGGCTACGATTCAAGAAAGACACTCCTCATGGATGCTCATCTTAAGATAGGAGAGGAGACTGGTGCCTGGATTGAAGGCTTCGAGAGAGAGGCCAACGTCATAAAGGCGTTCCTTTCCAAGATGAACACGAAATGGGCAGCTAGAATGGATGAGATTACTGTAGAGCACATTATCACTCCATTCATCCAGGAGGATGAGAATACCCAGATTGACAAATGGCTTAAGGCTAACGGCAACAAGCCTCTCGTCAGCCAGAAGGAATCTATTCAGCGTGCCGGTCTTTCCGATGATCCTGACAAGACTTTCAACGAGATTCAAGGAGAAGAGGAAGTAGAGGCCACAAGAACAGCAGCTTCTATGCCTAACTTATTCTCGGAGGAATAGCCATGAGAAAGAAGAAGGAAGAAGAGAAACTGCACTTTTGCCGTGAATGTGCTCATGCTACTGACTTTCATAGTATGAGCCTTAAAGGTCAGCCTATCCTAGCCAAATGCCCATATCAAGAATGGAGCGTTCTTCTCAACTGGGATTGCTGCCAACACTTTAAAATGAAATTGTATGAAAAAGCCAAAACTGCCTAATCAGAAAAAGGCATATAAAGACCTTGGCAAGAGACTGAACGCTTATACCAGGAAAATCATTTCCATCTATGAGACTCTTGCCAAGGAGTCCGCTAAAATCGCCACCTCCACCGACTTCGATGGGGATGGCGAGTTCTCTTTTGATGATTACCCTAGAACAGAAAAGAAGGTGAACGCCTTACTGGATTACTATTCAAACAATATGCAGGCATTGGTCTATAATGGCATATCGGACGAATGGAAGAACAGTAACACGCTGCAGGACCTACTTGCCAAGAGGGTAATCGGCACCTTTACCAGGAAGATAGCGGACGCAAAGCAGAAAGCTTACTTTGAGCACAACAACGCGGCAAAGAAGGCTTTCATGGAGAGAAAGATTAAAGGTCTCGGTCTTTCAGAAAGAATATGGAACCAGAGAGCTGATGTAAAGGAGGCTCTGGAGAAAGCTCTATCTGTCGGCATAGAGAAGGGTATGAGTGCTGTTAAACTCAGCAAGAAGGTCAGCAAGTACCTTAATGATTATCCATCACTTGCCAAAGACTATAAGAAGAAATACGGCAAAGCCATAACTATTCAGAACTGCGAGTACAGAAGCGTTCGCCTGGCACGTAACGAGATAAACATGGCCTACCGTTCTGCCGAGCAGGAAAGATGGGCTAGGATGGACTACATTAAAGGCAAGGAGATAAAGACAACCAACAACCCAAGTCATAAGCACGATATGTGTGATTTGCTTGCTGGCATATACCCGAGCTATTTCCCTTGGGTCGGTTGGCACGTGAATTGTATGTGCTATGCCATCCCGGTAATAATGAGCGAGAAAGAGTATTGGAGTGGTAAACAGCCAAATGATAGTATGCCTAAGAACTTCACAAATTGGGTGAATGACAATAAAGACAAGGTAAAGCAATCATCCTATATCACTCAATATGCCAAGGTTGAGAAAACACAGAAAAAGAAGACTGTTCGCATTCCATCAGTATCGAATGAGACAAAAGCTCAACTCACAAAGTCAATCAACGAATGGGCAACAGAGAATCTGAAAGAAGTTCAGATAAACGAGAAAGAGACGGCAAAGAGGCTTTATTTGTTCTTGGGTGAGAAAGAAATAATCATGAATAAGAAGTTCCTTACGGAGACATATTCTAAGAACATCAATAACTCTCATCTGCCCGATACGATACAAGTTGCCTTGAACATAAAGGATTGGCTTCCTAACGGAAAGTTCGTTAGAAAAGAGCAAGGCAAACACCACGATTGCTTCTTCAATGTCTATCAAGCTGAATATAATGGAAAGAAAATCGAGTTTAAGACAAAACTCACCGATGGCGAAATCTTATACACGATGAGGTTACTGAAATAAAAAGAGGATTGGGGTCCTTCCGAAGTCTGCGCCCGAAGGCCGACGTGTGAACGGCTCACCCAATCCTTTATATCTTTCTCCTTTACCGCTGCAAAGGTAATATTTTATTTTGGAAAATCCAAATCTTTTTTCGAATTTTAATTGGTTCAAGCCCTCGCTGGTGCATTTAATGTCTTGTAAGCCTCGAAAGCCAATGTGCTCACGTGCTCACTGATGGTGGTGGAGATTGTCATAATGTCTCCCATAAGGAGCATCGTCTCTCCCTTTCCGACCTCCGTGATGAGACTCAAAAGGCAGTTGATTTCATCCTTAAGCGTCTCGGCTTTCTTCATCAGCGGTGTTGGCGGCTCGACCTTGACCTCTTCCTTCTTCTCGCCAGACTGAGAAGCAATACACTTCTCAACAGCCTTCGGCACTCTCGGCTTCGGCAGATTGCAGATAATGTTCTTCTCCTTCAATGCGAGAAGCCAGCGTCTGCCTCGCTCCGTCCAAAGAGGTCTTCTTGTGTACTTGCCCTTGATGATGTGGGTAGTCACCTCAGTTAGCTGATAGGTGGAGTAGGGACTTGTCAGCATCCACTCATAACCCTGGTTGAACGCAAGGCCAACCTCCTTCAGCTCTTCGTACAGCTTCTGTGCGCTGCTCATGCCCAACTCCTTCGCCATCTGCGTAGTTGAATAGACACCCTTTGTCATGTCGCACTTCTGCACTTTCTTGAAGCACTCATCGATTCTCTCCTGGAGATTACCCATGATTTCCTTCTGTCTTGTTAACCACTCCTGGTCCTTTTTAACTTCGACCAGCATTTCCTTTGCGAACTCTTTCAAGCTCATGTCTGCATTTGTTGCCATAAGAATCTGTTTAAGCAACCATCGAGCTCATTTAATAAAGAAGGGCAGCCGCTCATTACGCCCTCAGATTCACCTCTGCTAGCGTCCCAGCTTCGGCAGGTCGTAACATTGCAGTTGCCCTATTTAGTAGGCTCTTAGACAAAATTACTACCTTTATCCTATATGCAAAGGTACGAAAATTTTGTCAGTTTACCAAATCTTTTAACCTAAATTACGAATTTAATTTATTGGAAATCAGAGAGTTAGATTTGAGGTAAGCGATAAACTTATCAAGCATTTTTGACGTTCGCTCTCTAATATCCGTTTCTGTAAAATCTGTCAACGTCTGTGACAGCATTCGTAATTCGTGTATCTTAGTTCCAATCCTCTCGCCTGTGGATTTGAACTCACCATTATAATACTTAATCTTGTCAGCAAATCTGTAATCGGATGCCCGAATATTAACTCTTCGTTCCAATACCGATTTGTTTCCCAACATTTCAAGAACCTCGTCACTCGACAATCCACCTTCCTTGACTTGTCTGTTCCTTGGGAAGATGTGTTCAATATCATATGTTGCGTCAAGAGGAAGCAATTCCTGGCTATCGAAAGAGAATGCCCACCACACAATCATCGACTTCGTAATCGCACGAGTGTTTGAAAAACTGAAGTTGGTGAATTGCGAACGGAACAATTCCTCTTGGAATAGATAGTTCTCGAAAGCAATCTCTTTGTTCTCTATGATATTCACCATCTCATTGAATACTGGTGCTCGCAAGGCTGTTATTCCTGGGTTACTGATAGCGTATGCCAAGATAAAGCCTATCAAACGATTCAAGAACAGATAGAACTTCTCGTTGTCTAGCATATTCTCTGCATTCTTATAGTGCATGAAATATACCGATACAATATAAGTCCATAAGCTGTTAGGCGCATAATTCAATACAAACAAGCGCTTTAGTACATCCACGGAAAAACGGTCTTCGTTCTGAGAATATACATCTTTCCAGAAGTCCGCAAGCAAGACTAGATTCTCTAAAGTCTGTTCTCGTCGAAGTAGAACATATCCATCTTTCTCATAGAACTTACGAAGTCCTTCTGTCATAGAACTACGATTAGTCAGCAATGCCCTCTCGTAGTACATATAGCGTGTAAACAACTCATCCAAAGGTGTTCCACGATATGGGTGGAATATTTGAGTAACGAGTTCGTCAAGCTCTTTCCACGTAGCGATAAACTCTTCCTTCTTTCCGATGGATGAGTAAAACTTATAGAGCTGTGCCTTGAAGATGTCTGAGTCAGACAATGGCTTACCTCTATCATTAAGCGTCGAGAATATCCTAAGAGCAGTATCTTGCGACTCAGCCTCTATCGGAAGTAGTACGCAGTTATTGAGTATGCGAGCTGGATATAGTGCAAAGAAAGAAGGGTATTCTTCAATGAATTTTCCTATCTTATCTTGAAAGTATCTGAAGTTGGTCGCATACCGACTTTTTCCTTCTGATGTTCCTTTCCGGAGTATATCCATAAACTCTTCCTTGTCGTTATCAGTTGCAACCTCCGAATTTATCTTCAAGTCGTTTGGATCATACTCTCCGAACTCATTTGCTCTCCAAATGCACTTTTCTATGTCCTCTCGCATCTTGATTGAACGATTGTCTTTCATGTGCTCCAGACGATTGTAGAAAGCTCGCAGTAAGAGAAGCAAGGTCGTAAGACGCTGTTGACCGTCAATGATTTCAAGTTTCCCTTCGTCATTACGGAATGTTACTATAGGACCGAGAAAGTAACTCTCTGAAGAATCGAAGCTGTCGCAGTTGTTATTCGGGAATGAAAAAGAAAATAAGTCTTCCCATAAGACCTTACATTCGTCTTCTCCCCAAGCATACGGACGCTGATAATCAGGAATCAAGAACGTAGCTTTTTTATCTTGAAAAAGATACTTTACGTTCTTTTGATCTACTATAAGCTTTGATGACATAGCAATTACATTCTACTTTTCATCAAACTCACCTTTCTCATCAAGATAGCGTACAGCTGCTTTCACGATAAACGAGAATCCTCTGAGTACAAAAGAACCTACCAGGCAAAGCAATGAGTCAATAACGTAGCCAAATGCCTGTACGCCACTAATACTTGAACTTTCATATCCATAACCGCCGGAAGTATTCAAGGCGTTTATCCAAGTTATAATTGAAACTATTATGGCTATAAATGAAACAACAGCTAAAATGTTCGAGATAGTTACAAGATGGTTTCCTACCTGTGGAACAAATTTTCTATTTCCCATATGATGCGCCCGTCATGCCGGTAGCTAAGCTTTAGTTAATAATCCGTCTGTCAGATTAATAACGCATCATATGGTACTTTATTGTGTTGAACCAAAAAAAATCAGCTAATATTTTTGAGTGCCTTTTCTCGCCCTGCATTCATCTGGCAGTACTCATTGAAGTCTTTGTAGTGCTCGACCTTACCGTAAAGCTTCGGGTGGTCCATCATCTTGTCAAGCATTTCATTGGAGAACTCGTGATATCCGAACTCGGGGCCTCCCTGCATTGAACCCATTCCCTGGCTTCTCGACGGCTTGTATTTATATGTAAAATTGATGCCTCCCTCATAGGAGTATCTAGCAAGACTGTACGACAGGAACTTACCGTCCTTTCTTAAGATGTACCCATACGTCTGTGTCAAGCTGATGACGCGATATCCCAGTTTCTTAATATTCTCCAGGTTATCTTTCATACGCATCATACTAATGTCCTCTGAAAAACGCACATTTCTTACATTGAACTCGCTGTGTGAATTGATGTACAAATCGAGTTTGTCAATATCCCAATCATCCGGGTATATGAATTTTACCAATCTCTGCAGCCCTCTCCTATAGTTAATGAGAACCGCAAGAGTTGACTTTGGCTCATAATTTCTCTTAATCTTAACCTTTACTTCCATAGTTATTTCTCCTCAAATTTATAGTTTGGGCAGCTTCTCTTGTTTCCCATCGCAAGCAGTACCGGGAACAGCAGACCGTGCCTGCAACCATTCCCGTGCTCGTCAGCAGCCTCGCAAGAGAAGCAGCCGTAATACTCGTTAATATTTAATGCTGCCATTACTCGTAATCCCTAATGTTCAACAATACCGGGAATCTCGGCACTCCAGCGTCAGAATACCCTTGATGCTGAACAGTCGCCGCCATACCTATCAACTCTTCCTTGTCGGCTAAGTATTGAGCTCTGAGTGACCTTGAACCTACCGGGCGGGCACAGAACTCGTACTCTCCACACTTCAGTTTGAATATCGCGGTACCTGCATCATTGCCCTCCGCTTCCAAAACATCGACCACCTTGAACTCCGTCGTGTCGAACGATTTCAGCTTCATAAGGTCATTGCTTCTGCCCTCGGTATAGGTTCCATCTGCATTTCTGATAATGGCACCTTCGTAACCGGTGGAAACGAATATCTTGTGCCATCGCTTGATGTCCTTCTCTGAATGAGCAACGAAAGTCTGCGTAAGGTACACCGGTCCGTTTGGATCAATGGAATCAAACTCCTCCTGCAGAACTTTCCATCTGGCAGAAAAGCTTCCCGGAATCTGTGCATCGTAGATAACCATGCGTAGCTTGTCGGTCATAGCAGAACGGCACTTGACGGCAGAACATATCTGCTGGAAGGTCAATTCCTGGTGGTTGTATATCTCCCCATCCAAAGGAAGCATACCGCGGTGTTTTTCTCCCCAAGCCTTAATCTGAGGAACATCATATTCCTTACCGCCTCTCGATGTGAGGTGAACCTCGCCACCTTCTCCTTCATGAAGGATGCAGCGAACTCCGTCATACTTAGGCTGGGCGAAGCAAGGAAACTTCGTCTGTGACGGATAATATCTTGTTGCTAACATTGGTTTCATAGCCATTTCCCGTATCTTCTGTGAATCTCATCGTAAATGTAGGCTCCGCTCGTATGCGAAGCACTGAACATTAAGATGATGTCATTATCTACCTTAATCTGACTTGTCCTGACAACCTTATCGTTCTTGACGTGGTCGCAATAGACCGTGTTGCAGGAGTGATATAGGCACATCGTGCGCCCATATCTGTCAGTTCCTATATTCTCTTTATACATGGCTAGTCCTCCAAATCTACATCAAAAGCAGCCTCAATAACATCCTTGATGTCCTCTGTGAAACCGCAAATTCCGTTATACTCCAGCCAATGATCCAGCAACTCCGTGTTAGTCATTTCGGCTACTTCACTCTCACTATACTCTGCCTCTTCTACGAGGTACTTCATCAAATCATTCTTATCCATATTACTTGATTTTATTGATGTCACAAACTAATACATTACCTACTATAACGTCTCTGATACCTGCAATATTCACAAGCATCGTGGCGTTCTCGTTCTGAGGAAGGTCGTAAACCTTGCCTTCCTCATTAACTACCATTACCTGCGACTTGCTGAGTCGGACCAACTCAATGTGTCCACCAACAAATCCTCTCAACTCCTCCAATGAGAAATCCGTTCCGTTGGATGGCTCCACATTCTTCTGGGCGCCATCCGTGAATATTACTGTTGACAACATAGGCTAATCATTCTCTTTGCATTGTTAATAGAATAAGTCTGCGTCTTGCCGTCGATATAGACGTATCTCTGACCGAACATATCCTCAAAAACCTGGATAATGTGCTTCTTGTATTTGAGAAGCTTTGTTTCAAAAAGACCACTCATAGCAGTTCCTCCTCCTATATTAAGCGATGGTGGTCTCGTACAACTTCTTGGTTGCCTCGAACTCCTCTTCTCCCTGGAACATTCCGCAATCTGCACTCTCGAAGCCCCAGTCCTCTGCATCTCCATCAAAGATGCCATATGCTGAAACTCGGAACAATGTAGGAGCAACTGAAGCTACTTTGATTGCCATCTTTCCTGATGCTATTCTCATAAGCTCTGAAACTTCATTAACTGTCATTTCCTCGAAGCGAGCATAAACTAAATTCTTCATAATCTTTATAAATTTAATTGGTTCAACTTGTAAGATAGGCTCTGAATAGTCAAAAGTACTACCTTTTATCTATATGCAAAGGTACGAAAATTTTCTGATATATGCAAATTTACCAACGATTATTTTAGTTAAAAATACTAAATTATAATACGCTGGTAATCAAATAGTTAAGGCGCCTACTCTCACGAGCAAACGCCTAGCTAACATGGTTTTAAAAAGAAATTACAAGAAACCGCCACGTCGGAGCTGTGCATCGGTAGCATTGTTAAGCCACTCCTCGCACTTCTCTATGATGCCCGTACAAGCGTCCGGCGCATCATCGTGGGCGTTATATCCTTCCTTTCTGTAGGATTTCATATCGTGGGCGAACTCCGGCCACAACTGTTCCCAATTAGAAGGGAAGACTAGTTTATTGTTTACCTCGCTGGAGCGAGTGAATATTCTAATCTGTTTGTTCTTCGATTGCGTGAACGTTACGAACTGGGTAATTCTGTTTCCGTGTTCCCTTGTTATGCGCTCGACATTGCGGGCGTAAGAGCGTCCACCATTGTTACTTTCAACGAAACACACGTCTGTCTGATTGCGCTTAACCATATTGGCTTGCGCTGGTTCCGTGTATTCCATCGGTCGCTTAGTGTATAGAACATCGGTAACATAGTAGCCGTCATCGTGTGCATCGAAGCATATAGAGCAAAGGAAGTCGAAACCGGTATCTGCCGAGTCTGTGTAGTTGCCAATCATTCTTGCATACCTTCTGTCCGGCAGCTCATCGTATGTTCTGAAGGCATGGTACATAAGACCTTCCATAGGGGTAGGGTTCTGCATGTACTGTGTCTCAAATACGAACTCGCTGGCATGCTTGATTTTATACAGCTCCTCCAGCGTATGCTTCCACGGCCACAAGGCTCGCTCCTTTCCGTCCTCGTCTGTCTGTATTACCGGGAGGGAAACAACCTTCCACTCATTCGGCTCAATCTCTTGAAGGTAACCGCACAAGTCGTGCTCGTGCAACCTCTGCATGACGATGATAATTGGCGTATGACGTGAGTTTACACGGTTACGGATGGTTGTCTCGAAACGTCTGTTGATAGACTCTCTGACGTTATCGGACAAAGCATCGTCCGGTCGTAAAGGGTCATCGATAACTATGGCTCCCGAAAAGTGACCGGGGTTGAACGTAGCCATGAACTTATCCATGTTCTTTATGTCTTCTTCGGTCCAGTCTGGCTGACCTGCACCAAAACCTGTGATCTGACCCAAGGTAGATGTAGCATACTCACCACCACCTGCCGTTGTGCTCCATTTTGATCTTGTGTTATCGTTCTTTCTGATTTTGACATTCGGAAATAGTGTTTGAAAATATGTAGAAGTTATCGTGTCCTTGACTGCCATTGAGTTGTCCTGGACGAGACTTCCGGAATAAGATATATGAAGAAACTTTGAAGCAGGGTTCAGCGCAAGACCATATGCGATAAACATCTGTGAACACAAGAGGGTCTTTCCGTAACGAGGGCTGATATTGATAATCAGCTTGTTAGTCTTTCCCCTTATCACATCCATGAGCGCATCACATATAATCCTGTGATGTTCGCCTATTACATACTCACGTCGAGCAGTATAGGCGAACATCTTAGTAGTGAATTGCAGCAGGGACGATGCCACTAACTGCTTATGAAGAAAACGTTGTTTCTCAAAGTCCATTTATCTTCTGTAATTCTTTAATATCATCCAAGGACAGCTTAGGGAACTTGAAGTCCTCACCATCCTTGCCGGTTACTTCTTGAATATGCTTATCTGCCAATCCGTTGAGCCTTGCAACAATGCTGGAATCAAACTGATGAAGCATAGCGCCGTCAATCTGCTGGGCCATCACGACATTCTCAATCTGTGTTATCACCTGCTCAAAGCCAGGTCTCTTAAGATTACCTCTCTTGAAATCCGCCCATTTCTGAACGATGCCACAGAAAGCACAAAATCCGACAAGGGTATAGGCTCTTCTGAAAACCCTTACCTCTTGTCTCATGGAATTTGTGGATTTGCCGCTGCCACCTGCAATGGAATTGCTACCAGTCTTTTGCTGCCAAGGGTCGTTTTCAACATCATCACAGTAAGCTACAAACTTATCCCATAATTCCCGAGAAGACTTAATCTTGTATGGTCTTCCAACAGGATTGGGGATTCTATGTACGAAAGACTTTACTTTCGGCTGTGATGATTCATCTGTCATGGCTTCTTAACTTTTACTAGTTTACCGCAAGCGGAACAATTATACTCATAATACTCTGAAGGCTTGACCTGGATATTCTCCTCAACGCCCTTCATTTCCTCCTTGAACTTCTGGTCCTTCTGGGCTTCCGTTACGACCTTCTTAGCCGTATGGTTAGTCTCAGCCTTTGAAGGTGCGGCCGCAGGCTTCTGTTCCTTTGGCTTAGCGTTGAGTCCAAGCATACCGGCAATGCTCTCATCGAAAGCAAACTGAATGCTGTTAGGATCACCGAGATAGGAGAGCTCCTTGCGAAGTTTCTTCTCGTTCCAAGTGGCAAACTCGGACGTCTTGTCATCAGCGATTCTATACTGCTTAATCTGCTCGTCAGTCAAATAGTCGACACGGATGCATGGAACCTTATCCATTCCCAATGCCTTAGCAGCCTTATATACACCGTTACCGGTTACAATCACGTTGTTCTTGTCAACGGAAATAGGCTGAGTGATGCCGAAATCCTTGATGGACTGCATGATTGCCTGTACTGCCGTCTCGTCGGTCTTGTGCGAACCGTCATGAGGCACGATACTGTCAATAGGTAACTCAATTACCTTGTCATTAATCTTAATCTCTTCCATACCTGTTAATCCTCAATTTCTATTGTTTCCATATTTCCGCAATATGGGCAAACGACCTTCATATAATGTGAACCGTCCTCGCGCTCTTTGAGAACGAACAAATCCTTGGCAGGGTCTTCCTCCTCCTCATCTGAAGAAGCTTCCTCGCTTTCGCCAGCCTCTTCATTGGATGGAGCCTCGAAGTTCTCCTCATCAACCTGAGAATAGTCATCCTGGAATCCACCATACTCTTCTGCCTGCTGGTTGATGCTGTCGAGGGAGAAGTTGAGCATCTGATTGATGTCCTCAAAGAAGAATGCCTGCATATCGGTAGGAACCTCCATGTTGCGCAATTCCTCCAAAAGCTGGTCTTCATCAAAGGAAGATTTCTCTGCCAGCTTGTTATCGAGGATGCGGTACTTCTTTGCCATTTCGTCGTCCATATCCGAGTAAACGACAGGAACGAACTCCATACCCAACTGGTAAGCGGCCACGTATCTTGTGTGACCGGCAATGATTACACCTGCCTTATCAACGAGGATAGGCTTAACGAATCCAAAACGCTTGATACTCTCCTTCGTAGGCTCAACCGCATTCGTGTTGTCACGAGGGTTGTCATAGTAAGGAAAGATTTCACTGAGCTTAACTGACTTTACTTTCATTTCTTATCCTCCTTCTTGGCTGTCTCTCTTGCTACGCGTCTCTCGTCGACAACCTTTTCGATAGCCGCATTATACTTATAGCTCTTGAAAATCTTGGCGAAACCGGTAACATACTTAAGTTTTACAAGCTCTTTCTGCTCCAGACCTACCTTTTCGCAAATCTCACGCTCAGACACACCATCTCTGAGCATATTGAAAACGATGTTTACCATTCCATCGACAGAGTGACTTCCACGGGCACGATTGTGTCTTACGGTTGATGCCATACGCTGGTCGATGTCCTTGTCTAGGACTACAATCGGCAGCTTTCCGCCACATCGCTCATTTATGTCCGCAAACTTGCGGATAACGAGGTTTCTGTGGAAGCCGTCGATGATTACATACTTCTGCAGCTTCTCATCCCAAATGGTAACGATAGGCATTGTGTAACCGTCTTCCCTCACGGATGTATAGAGAAGACGCATTTCCTTATCTGCCACATGGTTAGGGTTGTAGTTGTTGGCTACCACCATATCCTTGTCAACCCAAAGCACGCAATCTACAGGATTGACGTTCTCCGGAGATAAGGAACTGATATACTTTCTGAGGTCGTTCAAAAACTGCACCTTATCCTTGGCAGCATCAAACTCCTTCTTGATGTTCTCTTGAAGATTCATATTCCTTATTAGCTTTTTCTATTTTAACATAATTGTCGCTCAAATACTGACGCAAAGAACGCTCTACACTCTGAATGCGCTTCATGCCGAAATCTTCCGCAATGACGCAGACAGCGCTGGTATAACCAATCTGATGTATTACGTAATCAATACACTCCTGGCAATGACCGGCTTTAGCTACATTTCTCTTCTTGGCGGAACGGTAGCCTTTCTTGATAGTCTCCGCATTCTTCTTGTCTTCACAAAGATTGTCTGCGAGATAATCAACGTATTCATCCCAATCCTTGAAATAAGGTGGCAAGTTGTAGCAGTATGTTGCCACTTCGTTAAAGACGTGTACAGATGTATTGACGTTTGCCACTCTTCGTACCAGCTTGTCGTAGAACCATGGATCAACCTCCTTGATGAAACCTAAGTCGTGGATAGCCTGCTCATGAATGAGGGAACTAACTCGGCACGCTCTCAGCGGCTTCTGCGTGAACTGATAGTTATAGAGCTTGCAGTACGGAAGCTTGTTGCTGAAGATGTAATACCATACATCATAAACCTTCCAATCCCAAATAGGGTAGAGTACCAGACTTCTCGGTGTGCCGTCTTTATAATATCCGCCACCACCTCCCCATGTAATACCTGGAAGGCACTCACCTCTAGTAAGACCAGACAAACGTGCCGGCGATTCCTCGATACGGACACCGCCCAAAGTTAGGTAGTCTTTGCCGAAGAGCATTCTGTGTACCTGATCAAGGGTCTTGGAGAAATACTGATTGTGTGGGATTTCCAAATCTCCATAAGAATCTGGTTCCTTCTCACGAATCCATTTTTCTCCAGGCCCCCATACATTGAACCATTCTCCCTTTGAGGCATTCCATTCCTGGAAGTATGACTGAATCCAATACGGCTCAACCCACGGCAAGTGCATGATGTATCGTATATACTCGATAGTCATTGGAGTCTCTGCCTCTTGGTCTAGGAAGAGGACGGGAATCTTTTCAATTCCCATCTCCTTCATAACCTCGTGCGCAAGGTTGAGAACCACGGTAGAGTCCTTTCCTCCCGACATCGTCACGACAATCTTACGCTTACCATAAAACTCCCGAAAGATATATCTGAATCTTTCAAGAGCTGCCTCATAAACGTTTTTGTCACTGTAAAATATCATTTCTTATTTCTATTGTTTAATAATACCTTGTCGCTGGAATTACTGAAATGGGTGTCAAGGTAATCCTTAAGCCTGCCCATCATTTCATTATTGTTGTGGCCGCGAGCGGCATTGTGCATGATTGTTGCATATCTCAACTTCTCTTCGTCGAAATCAACAAAGCATACAGGAACCATCTCATATCCGATGACGCAGGCGGCGCGGTATCTGTTCTCTCCGTCCACAATCTGCATCGTCGAGCGGTTGACAACGATAGGCTGAGTAAATCCGAAATAGAGTAACGATTTGATGAGAAGGTCGAAGCTGTCTGCATCATGCGTATTAGGGTTATAGTCATTCGGATAAATGTCATCAATCTTAACGTATTCAATATGCAGCGGCTTCACCTGCTCAACCTCGATATTGTCCTTCGCCAATTTCAAGGCTAGATTTTCCTTAGAGTTTTTTGTATTCATCGAGAAATTCCTTGTTTACGATTTCCTTAACCCAATCCTTACTTGACTTAGCCAAATAAGGATTCTTGAACTCACTCTCCCAATCTACAGACTCTACATCAAACTGGTTGTCGTAGGTCTTGCTGTTTCGAGGAATGCCACCTACGGCGCCTGGATTGTTGAATGTGCTTCTGTATGCACCGAAATGCTGAACCAGACCGGGAACGATAGCGTAAAGGTCGATACCCTTTGCTTGAAGGTATGCCTTAAGGCGAGAATCATCATAACGTGTCTGATCATCCGTCATCTTGTTTGATGTTTCAACAAAATCCTTGGCGAGGTCATTTGGATATACACTAGCCTGCAGCCAGAAGTTAGTCTTTGTAGAAATAACGTGCTTGCCCTTTGCGTAACAATCAGTATAGTCACCATTTGTAGGATTGTAGAAACTGATAACATTGTTTTCGGGAGCAAAAGAGAGAATATGTAAAATCTTGGCAAGAATGTTGCGGTCAAAGGTAATGTCATCGTGGATAATCATGCGATGGGTTCCTTCCGCTACCTCTTGCGTCAACGCTTGGGAATAATTGTCCCAAAGACCCTTACCTCGGTCCATAGAGATACTGACAGGAATACCATAAGGCTTCGTGCTGGTCTCTATCAACTTCTTAAGGTATTTGCCCTCACGTTCTCGCTTCGGAACGTTGAGGATGATAATCTGAGAGAGTTTAATCATATGCGTAATTATTTAGTAACTGTCCATTCTCCACCTCGCTTGGCTACCTTGCTTATGGCTACAGCCAAACGGTTTCTGTTCATATCGCTACCATAGAAAACCTTACCTGCGGCATAGGCTGCTTGGGCAACAAGTCCTTGACCCATGAAGAAGTCTGTGATAGAGCAGAACGGAACATCCTTACAAATCTTGAACACCGCATCCCATTCATCCATTCCCTGGAGTCCCCAGTCTTCTGCCTGCTTGGTGCCTTGGATAATCCAGCACTTGCAATCTGGCTTATGATAATAGGTGTTCTCGTAGATTTTTACATGAGGGAACAGCGATTCTACCATAGGAACCAACTGTTTCTTATTTCTGTAGAAGCACTCGACGAATAGTCTGTCCGGATTAATCTGCTCGATGCACCTCTTGATGTGGGCAACGAACTCGTCAAAATTATCAACCGGGCATTGCTTCTCCGCCTTGGTATAATACGCTTTGAGGACACCTTTACTTCCTGCCGGGTCGATGAATACACAATCGGCATTCTTTGAAAACTCCGGAAGCCCCAAAGTAATATCGGCAATGGTAATCTTGCTACCATTGCCTAAACTGTAAATCTCGCCTTCTGTGATGGGGTATTTGTCAATACTGCCATCATAACGCAAACCTTTCTGTGATGTCATACGCAATTTACTATTAAATAATTGTGATACTCTGATACGTTTTCTTCACCAAAAAGACTGCACAGAACCTTCTTAGAATAATAGAAATGTCTGAACTCTACATCGCATTTCTCGTAAGTGACCGGATGATACTTCTCCTTGTAGAACATCAAAAACTTACGAGCCTTACACTGTGATATAGCAAGAACAGCGTACCGGGAAAGATAAGATGGGGAACCGAACAATGCTACGATATTGTTGAAATTCCTGCAATCTAAACTCTTTCCGTCGAAAGGCTCACATACAACCCTATCCTTATAGGCTGGGTATTTGTTAGTGAACTGCTCCAACATTCCTTTACTAGGATCAATTCCTAGATATTCCTTTGGGTCTATTTCTGCAATCTCTGTCAGCAAGCCGGTACCACATCCGATGTCTAGGATTGAACCGCTGAGAGGTGGGAGCATTTGCCCCACCTCACGGTTCTCAACGAGACTCATTTCATCACGAAACAAAGTGTCGTACTTACTTGCTATTTTATCATACTGGGAATAATTCATTTTCTACTGTTGCCTGTTGCCAGGTGATTTTTTTACTTGAAATGGTTACGAAATTCTTGTGATTGTATATGTTACAATTCGGGAACATCGATTTCAACTGCATTCTGTCATAGGTGAAATGGTGCATTTCCTCGAACTCTGCAGGGGTGTAGTCATCCTTGTAGAACATAAGGCAATAATCCAAACCACTCTCGCCCAGTTTGCGGAGATACTGAGGCATGAAGTAGGAAGCGGTACCGAAAAGAGCAACCACAACGCTGTCTGCCGACATCCATTTCTTTATCGCCTCCTCAAAAGAAATAGTAGAACATCTTCGGAAAAAACCAGAGGTCTTCTCCCTGAACTGCTTGATTGCTTTCTTGCTAGGATCAACTCCATAATACATTTCCGGCTTTATCTTGGTGAAAGCGACGAAGTCTCCGTTTCCGATGCCTGCCTCGAAAAATCTTCTGTCCTTGAACGTGAACATGATAGATTTTGCCATCACGTCCATTTCCTGATTCGAATAGATTCGCGGTACCGGCCACTCCAGGAAGTCGAACTCGTTGAAAACCTTCTGTCTGTTCAAAATCCAAGTAGTCTCGAATGGGTCACCCATCGTCCAATACTTGTAACCATCAATGTAAAGGTAAGGGAAATTATACTTCCCCCATCTTTCATGGACTCCATTGTCTCGCTGTGCGCTGACGAAGTAATAGAACTCGTCGTTTGTCAATGCGCACTTGTCTCTGTGAATGTACTCATGAGGAACGTCTATCATTGAAGTGGCCCATTGCCACTTACAACGCTTGATGAACTCTCTGAGCTTACTGTAATCGTATTCCATCGCTGCAAATTTAATAAAATATTTAATGATTAAATACCTAAAATCTAAAATTAACTATATTTTAACATAAAATTGTGCATATATGCGGCTTGGATAGTCAAAAACACCGCAAAATAGGCTCTTCTCATACGCAAAGGTACGAAAAAATCTCGATATATGCAAATATATCAAACGGAAATTTTAGCCAAAAATACTAAAAATTACGCCGTTCTACTAGCCCTGTTTGGGAGCCTGGATTCTATCTGCCACAGATTATCTTTGATAAGCTTCAGAATGGTATCGTGAAAAGCGGAATTGATGTTTCCGTGGCCCTGGCATTGAACAACGGTAACATCGGCTAAGTTTACCTCGATTGTCTCCATACGCTGCCCGTTTACCTTGGCAGAAAGTATGAGGCAGTTCGGCTTTCTGTTCACATCGTAATAACCATTCCTAAATACACAGTGCCCCATTTCCTTGCCCTCTTCAAAGAACTCCTGGACGGACTTAAGAACCTGTATGTCTATGGCGCCATCCTTTATGTCAATGTCAAAGAACTGCTTTCTTCTGTCAACATATACATTAGCCATTGCTTCTGCCTTTTTCTTATTCTCCTCTTCGGCTTTAGCAGCTTGCTCCAGATATCTGAGTTGCATTTTCTCTTCCGCAATCAGACGCAGCTTAGTCATTCTGTCCTCCATTTTCTTTTTCTTGTTGTCTGCTGCCTTTAGCCACTTGTCGTGCGCCTCACGAAGATTCTCCGGGCAAACTATAGAAGGGTTACGTACATCTTTCTTAAGATACATAATACTGTCGAGCATATCCCACCACAAGCTATCGTAAATATAAGAAGCCTTTCCGTGTCTGACAACAATCTTGACGGCAGACATTTTTTCTCTGTCGAAGACAGCTTCATGGTACTTACACACCTTCCACATATCAATATCACGTCTCATGAGAGTTTCATTGTATGGGTTAGCATTGACGGAACGGAAGATTTCGTCACACAGAATCTTTTCCCCGAAGTCTCTGAGAGCATATTTATACTTGCCTTGGACTGAAGCGTAATATACTCCATCGAATCCAATATCACGAGGATCACCCAAGAAACTCCATACAGTATGCGTTCTTACTTCCAACTTTCCGAAAGCAGAAAAAGCATCTTCTATATATCCGCTGGTTCGCTGCCTGGCAAGGAAAACATATTCCCCATCTTTCAACCATTGCTGCATACACTCCTTGAAGTAAATCTTCTCCTTAATCATCTTGTGGAACCGGAACTTCGCTCTTACCTGAAAGTATCTGAGGACCTGCCATCCCTTGAATGTGCATACTAGATAGAAACACCCTCTTGAAAATCTGTCACCATACTTGTAGGCATCATCTTCAGAGATGCAAGTCTTGATGGCCCACTCACGCTGCTTGTCTGATAACTCCGGAATTCTGTCCGAGAGTTTTACAACTTTACGTTCTGTCTTATTTCTTGGCTTCATAACTCACATATTAAAAATCAAACAAACTCAACTGACCAATCTCAGCATCTTTCTTTCTCTGAGCCTCGGCTTTCTTCTTCAAGCGCTCCTTCTCAGCGGACTCCTTCTTCTGGAGTTCGATGATTTTGGCTTGCTTGAATTCCTCCTCAGCCTTCTTCTCCAGATTCTCCTTGGTCTGGTCTGAGAGATTTGTAACAATGGTGCAATTCTGATTCTTGGTGAATGAAACTTCTTCTTCATTATAATAGTGAATTGCAATTCCATAAATCTCATCATCGTCAAACCCCTGTCTTCCGGATTTCTTGACCTCTGAGATAATAAAGTCGCAGCAGTCATCGATATTCTTGCCAGGCTTGGCGTAATCCTTTGCGAACAATTCATCCTCTGCTGCACGCTTGTCAAGATATGCCTTGATTATCTTCTTGAATGTTTCTGATCCTTTCATAACCTTTCCATTTTTTGAAACCTATAGGCTTGTCTCTAAAACCCTTACGGAATGCTTCTCTCATAGAGATGCAAATGAAATCTACGCTGCATTGTGCCAAGCCCGTACAAAACGCACAATCCTCGCAATCATCCATTGGTTCCGCTACGTACACGATGCCGTTAATGACTATCGCCGCTTTCTCCTTGAAGACTGCCATTCCTTTTCGCCAGCAAAGCCTTTGACCTTATTAATCTTCTAGCCAAATCAAAGTCTTTGGGCCTTGTGGATTTTTCATTAATAAAAGCTGCTGCTTTTTCTAGAACACTAAGCAGTTCTCTGAACTCAGTCTTCGTTGTCTTCACTTCCATACGCTTTCTGTGCCGTTATAATTCTACAACCGGTGTAATCGTCGGCAGAAAGGACAATCTCACCATTCTTAACCTTTTCTCTAATCATGGAGCAAGCATCCGTATTTGATTCTGCCTCTACGGTTATTGTCTTACTCAAAGTTTCTTGAATGCAAACGTCATATTTCATATTATGTTACCTCCCATGTTTCAATGTTAAACTCGTAGCTTTTACCACTACATTGGCTCTGCCCGATATTGCGCAAATCTTTAAGTTGCTCTTCCGAAGCTCCATTAGCCTCGGCTGTTGCGTAGCATTTCTGAAGGCTGTCGGCTACTCTAAGCAATTCGCCGCTTCCCTTTGTATGCCAGGCATCTTCTTTATAAATCAGATATACCTTCATAATTAAATCTCTTTAAAATGAACACTAGTTCTATCTTTACGTTCACTTGCAAGGCAAGCTAAATCTTCGCAAGTTATCTCGACGTCATCGCGATGAACGTTTGGAATACATACAATACAATTTGGACAACTCCCTCGTTTTGCCACAACACAATTAATGCCATTGATAGAAAGCTTTTGACCGATAGGGAAGTCTGCTTCTATACTAGACTTTTTTACATTGATGATATCTTTGTTCTCATCCATGATTAATCCTCCTTTTCTTTTAAGTAACGAAGGTATAACTGACAGTTGTCGCAATCAGAATTGCATCTATAACTGTACTCGTTGGCGCAAGCCATAAATAATTCACTTCTTTTCATAATGGTGTAAAATTAAAGGTCGGGTGCCGTCTTTCCGAGCTGTCGCAAAATAAAGAATATCAAACATTGTTTTGTTATTTAATCCCGACCATTGATTAACGATGATTTTTACTTAATTCTACATGTTTCACCTCCAATCTTATTAAGTTTAACTTCCATATCCTGTAAATCTGCCAACAGCGGAACTTCTTGTCTCGTTGCACACCGAGCCTGGCTTAAGATAGTACTTGTAATGCGTACTTCTCTCCAACCTCTTACTCCAGCAGAAACCGAAAGCATCGAACTCCTTGCCGCACCATTCATGTGCGTAGTAATATTCGTTAGCATGTACCTTTTGCTCCTTGCTGAGCTGAAAGAACAATGCACGATACTTGTTGGCCTCTGTTGGATTCTCCTTAAAATCCTTCTCAATCTGCTTACGCTCCTCGGTATATTCAGCCAATTTCTGCTGGTATTCCTCCTCGCTATCGCACAGATAATAATCTGTGTCTGTCCAATGACTATCCCAATAGGAATTGGAAGACTGATGTATATGATAAATATTTTTCATTTCTTTTTATCCTTTCTATAAAGGAAGAATGCGTCACCTTGCCAGCCGAAGTTCCTGGACTCACATTTTGCAAGTATATGTGTATCTGTCTCGATGAGCACATCTTCATATTTGTCTAACTCAGTTTGTGTATCTGATGTATCTTCTCCATAATCCCATTGAAGCATAAATTCCAATATTTCATTATGGTCACCGACACAATCCAGTCTGCAAACATACTCGTAATCCCTAATATCTCCAGAACAGCTCTGATGCTGCGGGGAAATCTCTACGATAAGAGATAAGTAATCGTAATCTTTCATATTATTTATATCTTAAAAGGTAGGCTGCCGTCTTTCCGGCTGCCAGATAAGAATAAGGTATCTAACTTGTGGGTGTCCTTAATACCCAAATCGTTAAACCTTACTTTTGCCTACCTTTATAATAAGTATATAAATCCATCATACTATTGTAGAACCACTGCCATGCGACAATCTCCTTCTGCTCTTTAGTAATATCCAGGGCATCAGTAATCATCTTTCTGCGCCAGTTTATCAGTCTGTCACATGACTGGATGATTCTTGCAATCATCACATGGGCGACATTCTCCATCATTACCGCCTCGCCATTTACCATCTTCAGGGCGTACTTTTCTGCAGCATCGTGCCAAAGGTTGTAGGCTACAGAATCATTATTGAGCATCAGATAGAGTTCTTCCATGTCTGCCGTTCTCGTGTATTGTACCATTTCCTTTACCAACATAGCTAGCCCTCCAATTTGTCTATATACTCTTTTCTTGCCTCTGTGAACACCTTGGCTTTGCGCTCGTCCGAAAGAAACTCTTTGATAGAGAATCCCAATGCGATAATACCATTCTCAAATTCCCATGTATATCCGCATTCATGGTTGCCAAACTCATAGATGAGAGCATCCTTTAAATTCTCATCATTTGAATAGAACTCCTCGTCCTCCTTTACTGAACGCTCGGAAAACTCGATGAACAAATGCTCATCCTCTTTTAGGCAATAGACTCCACAGCCTAAGGAAGAAATCTTCTTTAAGTCTTCCTCGCTGGTTGAGAGTCCCCACTCAGCCATCATTTCCTCAAACTGTTTGTCTCCAAAGGCAGCTTTCATCGGGAGCTTGTTGAACTCCTTTTGTTGCTTGGCTTTATAATCTACGTATTTCATAACTCGTTTAATTTATACGCTTGGCAAGCATTGTCCCCACAATGAGGGTTCTCGGAAAAATCACAAGATCCATATCCATAAATGTCCTCGTGAAGGAACAATGCACAGTTGCCACAACACTTGTTTATATTCTTACACATATTCCCTGGTCAACACCTCCTCTGTTATAATAGCGGCTACACTTAAAGCCAAGGCTGGTCAGCCAATCCGTAATAGCTGGATGGAGTTTGTATGGAGCATAACAGTCTCTCCACCAATCCTTGCTATCTGGGTCTGGAATTTTCCAATCATATGAAAAGTGTGCTGCGCCACCGATTAAAGCGTGATCATATCGCATCAAGTACTTCTTGATATAAGCAAGAAGCTTTTCCTTGTTTTCCTCTGTGAGTTGAGAAACTCTAGCTGCTCTGATTTCTTCAATTAACCCCATGACCGTACCTCCTTTACATAATGCCCTCCTTCATCAAGAGCTTATACTCTTCCATGCTGTCCCCAACGTGGCCATACAAGCAACCGTCCTCGACGTTCTTCCAATACTCTTGTTGGGTGGAATATGCCGCCATACTGGCGACTACGACCACGTAGCCCAATGATTTAATAAGATTGAAATTTGAATTTCTCATAATTATTCCCTTTCTATGAATTTTAATTGGTTTATATTTTACTAATCTGAAGCGACATTCTGGTTAAAATCATCTTGTCGATTTCTTCGAGGCAACTGTGCTCATCGAGCGTCCTCAAATCATCTATTGAATCGAGATATTCTTTCACGGTCTCGAAAGAACAATAGCTGCTCCCGTACTTACGGAAGTACTCTTCCTCTATGAATCTGACCAGCATATACTGCTTGCGAAGCATGTCGAAATATGGATTATCTCTGTAATTGCCCAAATTGTGGTCTGGTCTAAGATTTTCCTCAATCTCTCCAAAAGCCCTGAAAACTTTATCCGTCGAAAGGCATACGACCGCACACTCTCTGAAATGTTTCTGCAACTGTTCCTTTTTAGAGGAGGTCAAACTGCTAGTTTCAATATATCCTAACTTCTTCATAATCTTTATAAATTTAATTGGTTCAACTTGTAAGATAGGCTCTGAATAGTCAAAAGTACTACCTTTTATCTATATGCAAAGGTACGAAAATTTTCTGATATATGCAAATTTACCAACGATTATTTTAGTTAAAAATACTAAATCATAGTACTTTATAACTATCTGATTATCAGAATGGTGCATCTGCTTCTTCTGGTTTTTCGAAAGGCACCTGTACATCTTCGTTGATTAAATTCGTCTTGAAAAAATTTGTCGTATTTTTGTTGAATCCCATAAAAAATTTGAATGTTCCGATATTACGTCCCTTGGCAACGTCTATCATAGCCGTTCCGTCAGTAGGATAATCGTCCTTGTTATCAAATGGGGCAGGGTACGCTCTGTTGTAATACTCTGCTCGATATACTAGTATGACAACATCGGCAGCTTCTCCTATCTGTCCACTATCGCGCAGTCGGTTCAGATTCGGCTCCGGGCAGTTACTATCTCTAGACAACTGACTTAGGGCGATGATCCATATGTTCAGTTCCTTTGCGAGGTTCTTGAATCTTCGTGCGGCATCACCCATAGCCTGCTCCCTGCTGAAACTCGTACTCCTGGAGTTTACGTTAAGAATCTGCAAGTAATCAACTACGGCTCCGTCTATGTCCTTCTGCATCTTAAGCATTCGGATGGAAAGAAGGATAGAATCTATATTTGACGTGCTCTTGTCATCAAAGAATAAATTCTCTCCGGGTAACTTGCCTCTAGCATCATCAATCATCCTTATCTCGCTTGGCGCCAGACTGCCCGAATAGAGGATATTGTTGGCCGGGATGTTCGTCTTGGCAGAAAGCAGACGTGCCGTAAGCTGCTCCTTCGTCATTTCCATAGAGTAGAAAGCAACCTTTGCTCCGTTCTCGATGGCGTGTCTTGTCATGCAAAGTGCGAGGCTCGTCTTTCCCTGAGAAGTTTCGCCGGCAACGATAATCAAGTCAGACTTCTGTAGACCTCCCTTTTCATCGAATCTCTCCATACCGGTCTTGGTTCCTGTCGTGACACCTCCAACGGTGGCATTCTTAACCATTATCTCGTTTAGACTATTCATTGCATCATCGAGCGTGAACACTCCATCTGCTTTCTCAAATACTCCTCCGATACTCTCTATAGCCTCTTGGTGGGCGTCTGCGGTCAGAATCTCTTCCGATAATCCAACCTTGGAAAGCTGCTGCCCGACAACCCAGAGTTTTCTTCTTCTACCAAGGTCCTGCAATCTGATGGCATGATATTCTACATGTGCAGATGATGCAATCTGTGCCGAAATGTTCATCAAGTCCAATGCTGTTACATTCGACTTCTGCTTACTGAGCTCGGCAGAAACTGATATGACATCTATCGGCATACCTTGCTTTCCCATATTATCAACAGCCTTCCATATATCCCTACACATGGGGTCGTAAAAACAGTCTTCATCTAGATACTGGCTTACTAGAGTGTATGCGGTAGGATCAACAAGAAGACTTCCGATAACATACTGCTCAGCCTTTGGGTCATTCACTAATGGCTGATTCTGATATGGTGATTGTTCTAAACTCATCTGAACGATACCTCCTCAAAACTTAAAATATCAAACATTTCGTGCATTCTATCTACAATTCTTGGGTCATCGTACTTCTGTCCGATGTCAATGGCCGTTAGGTTTGAACTGATAATCGTGGGCAGCATCTGCTCATAGCGATAGTCCAACAACTCGTCAAACGGCTTGTAGTGCATTCCGTAAGTGACTATCTCCGTTGGCTCAGCACCCAAATCGTCAATCAAGAGAAACTTAGTGTTCATGATTGCTCTGAACTCGTTTATGTCTTCGTGAATCATGTAAGCCATATCTCTAGCCTTGACGAATCGCGGATATTTGTCACCCTCGCAATAGCTAATCTTGTTTGAGTCCACAAGATGAACTAGCAAATCTCGAATAGCCTTTAGCATTGTAGTCTTGCCGTTTCCAATACTGCCGGGCATAAACAGCCCGTAAAAGTTTGTCTCTGTAGTAAGAAAATCCCCGACTTTCGATATTGCTTCCTTTAGCTCGTCAGTGAAGACGAACGTTCTTTTTCTTTTCTCTACCTCTCGTTTGTAGGCATAGTAAAGAAAGTTCTTGACTTCTCTATTTTCCAACGGCAACTCCAAACCCCGACCTATACGCTGATGTGTCTTTGTGGTCTGGAGCTTTCCATCCTGTCTTTGTGTTGTTTCCATTGTCTGTTACGTTTTGTCTATGATTTTTCATTTCTGATACTATCTCGTTGTATTGAGAATCAATTTTGTTAACCGAAAAATTGTTCATTATCCAAGTCTTGTCGATACGACGCAGAAACTCTTCCAATGCCTTAAGCAAGCTCTCGTCATCTATCGGAAGCGGCACTGTTTTGTGACTTCTAGCAAAAGAAATCTTCTTTAGGATAGAGTTCATAGCCTTTGCATCCTTGGGTTGCCAATAATAGGCAGAGTCATAGAGTTCTTGGTAATACTTCTCGAATATTTGCCGTCCCTTGTGGCAGATGGTAAACTCTTTCGGTTTCGATTTCCTCGTGCGTGCGCTAGAAGGAGAAGATAATTTTATATTATCTTCCCGTTCCGTAGGAACGGAATATATATTCTTTGAAGGGTTTGGGGAACTTTCTTTGGACTCTGGCATTTGCTTAGCATTTGCTAGAGATTCGCTAGCATTTGCTAGAATATCTGTAGCATTTGCCAGAGAATTTGTAGCATTTGCTAGAGAATTTGTAGCATTTGCTAGAGATTCGCTAGCATTTGCTTGGCATTTGCTAGAAGATTCCTTAGCATTTGCTACGAAATTTCTAGCCTTTGCTGCACCACCTGCACGACCGGCTCTAGCTCTAGCTTCGCTGACTTTTCTTGCCTGCTCGATGGTGTCTGAAAGTTCCTTAGAATAGAAATATTCTTCCTCAACCTCGAATAAATCAAAATCCTCAACTACAGATTGCACCACGGAAACATCAACACGCATCTCATAAGCTATCATAGAATAATCCTTTGACAGCTTATGATCCTCGTCTTCCTCCAATATTTGCATAAGAGCAACGTAGATGCCGTAGGCAGCTATGCCGTGCTTCACCCTTGCTCTCATTACTTCTGGAGAATCACTATTTCTGATGCAATTATATTTCATAATCTTATTGGTTCAAGTCCTCGTTCTTAATGAAGCATATCTTACCTCGCTTTATACTATTTGCCAGGGAGTCAACTTCAGTCTGTAACTTACTGTAAACAGCACTTTGCTGCTTAGAGATAAAATTGTGGATAGAAGGGCTAATCTTTAAAGCGATAAAAGCCATCCCCTCTAAAATTTTAAACTCACGATACAACACACCTGCCGACTTGAACTGTTTGTCCAAGCCTACCAAGAACGTTCTGTAGTCCTTGATTCCTTCAAAATCTCTTAGAAATTCTGTCTCTTCCATATTGTATAATATTTTATTTATAACTATATTGTTTCTCCTTAATGCAAAATTACGAATTTTGTCTGATATATGCAAAAGAATTAACTTAAATATTCAAAAATACCAAAATATATTTAGATATATATTTGGCTATCTCATTTTTTTTTAGTACTTTTGCAGTAAGTTTTTTCCATTATATTCTGTAAAAGAATATTGTATGGGTTTCTCTTTAGCCTGCTGGCGAGCAGGCTTTTTTTTATTGGGATTTATTTGGCAATTTGAAAATAATTCATTACCTTTGCAAACAAATCCCTTTAAAGTATAATCTTTATAGGATTTTAATTGGTTCAAGTCCTCGGTGTTGTGAAACACTGGGGACTTATATTTTTTACAGATTAACGGTGATACCTTTCTCATAACTCAGTCTCTTTACTTCATTAGTATAATACTTAATCATTTTCTCCAACTCATCGTCATCCCATTTCTTGATGGAGTGAGCACGCTCTCGCAGGGTAGAAAATCGGGAAACACCAATCTTCTTTATCAGATTCTCCTGGTAGTATATAAGATGGTCTGACTTCACTCTGTTGCACCCGATACATTCTGCATTGCAGTTATCTTCATCAAATCGGGTGGCCATGTTGGAACGTCCGAAGAAATGACCGCAATCAAGCTCTCTGTACGGCTTTATCTTTCCGCAGCTGATACATTGTCCCATGCCGCTTGGCATGCAGTCTCTCAGACGTATATACAACGCAAACACCTTGTCTAGTCTCTTGACTAAATCAGGCTTACTCTTCTTTTTCTTTTTGGGAGCAGAAGGAGATTTCTTCTTTTTCTTATAAAATGGAAACATTTCTTTTGAATTTACATGTAACATATTTGTCCGTCATGTTCACAAAATCAACACATAAACGGCAAGCTAAACTTCCTACATAAATTGGTTCTTGTGTAAATACTCCCTTTCTGCAATGCGGACAGAGAGTTAGATACTCAGTTCCTAATGCGGAATCTCTTTGCTTATATTCAATAAGCTCATTTAGAACGCTCATCTTAGTACAACATTAGTTAATTGTGTCCCTCTGGAATACACCGCCCATTTCGTGGTTCCTGGAGGTCTGCTAATAAAGAGGTCTGCGACATTTCCGAACCGGCTATAGTTTCCCGACAAGTCAACTATCCACCCGTCCTTTCCTTCAAAAGGTCTGATAGCGCGGCCTACCATCTGATAGTAGAGCCCGAGAGATTTCGTCGGGCGTGCCAAAACAACGGTGTCTAGGGCAGGGTAGTCGAATCCCGTAGTCAGCACACCTACGTTGGCAACAACCTTTATTTCTCTCCTCTTGAATCCTTCGAGAATGGCTTCACGCTCCTTTTTTGGTGTCTCTCCTGTCACGATGGCGGCATTGACTCCGAGTGATTGAAGCTTATCAACCAACTGCCTAGCCTCCTTTGTGAAAGCGGTAAATACAAGTACCCCCTTTCTGGGAATGCCGCTTTTAGGCTGCAGGACCTTGACTACTGTATTTGATAGCTTATCATAGAATCCGCAACGCTCGTACTCTGCGAGGAGACTTCTTTCATCATAATCTGCACCGGTGGAATTGCTTCTGACTCTCCTTAAATCCAATTCTGTCAAATCATAATAATGCAAGTCTGCAAGATAACCTTTGGAAAGCAGCTCTCCAATCTGGCAACAATAGATGACCTTTGAAAATATTCTAGGTCTTACTCTCGTGAGGAACTTCAATATGGAACCTCCTTCGGCACGATCAAGGCGGTATGGTGTGGCTGTTAATCCAACAACCTGTCTGTTCTTCGCTTCTATGAACTGCTTGTATTGCCCTGACTTCGAGTTTACATAATGACATTCGTCAATTATGATGTTCTTGAAACAATCGAAGTCTGACATATGGTTCATCACGCTCCCGATGGTGGCAAAGGTTATTCTGTTTATATCCTTACATCCTACAGAAGCACTATAGCAACCACAATCGAAGATACCATAGCTTTGCAGCTTGGCAAAGTTCTGCTGAAGAATTTCCTTACTGGGCTGAAAGACTAACAGCGGTCCTTCCAGGCGAGAGGCAATATCTGCTATCACCAAGCTCTTTCCTGCACCCGTAGGCAGGATAACCAATCCGTTCTTGTCAGCCTTGCTAGTGAACAGCCTTACGGCTGCATCACTAGCTTGCTTTTGATAATTTCTAAGAGTGTACTTCATTACTCGCCGAATGGTAATTCATCATCGTCATCATCTGAAGACTGCTCTGGCTGAGCTTCTTCTTTTGGCTGCTCCTCTTCTGGGAACTCCAATCCGAAGACCTCTTTCATGCTCTCACGATTCTTGACCTCATTTGCCCAAATCTCAGAACGGTCCGGGATAGCATAAGCCTTTGCAAGTAAGAACTTCTCGGTATTTGCATCCCAATTATATACGAGATAGTAACCTGCCAATGCAATACAGAACACGTTCTTCGACTTAAGACGCATATCAACAGTTCCCTGGCGCACCTCAGCGGCGTACTTGGCTACTTCCATAAGGACAGAAGCATAAGCCTCTTCTGCATCCTTCTTCATCTTCTTGGCTTTTTCCAAAGCCTCCTCCAACTCCAGTTTGCGAGCTGGCACCACGTTCTCTTCGAGTGTGCAATACTCCTCTCTGATGTTCTTCTTCTCGAACTCATCGAGAAAACGTGTAACCAACTCATTGTCAGGGAAGGTCGCCGTGAAGTGCTTTCCGACAAACTTAAGGATGTCTGCCTTATTCTTCAAAGGCTTCTCTCCGCAAAGGTTCTCCTCGGTCAAAGCAAGGAAGTCCAACTCCATTGGGAACATGTCTTTTACACCTTCCTCCAATACAAACTCAATGTTCTCAGGAACATAATTTTTCAAATCTGATTTCATAATTATAAATACTTTTCATATAATGCTATCTGTTTCTGAGCTTCAAGCAAGGCTGCTTCTTCATTAGGCTCGGGTATATACAACCCTGCAACCATACTTGAATAGTTCCGAAACTTCTCAATAGCGTCTGTTAATTCTTTTGTGTCAAGGTCAGCCGTGCTTCTCCAATAAGTTACAGGCTGTCCTCTTCTGTTTGTTCTCTGCTTCGCAAAGATTTCTCTGTTCACTATCTGCTTGAAAATGTTATACTTCACATATTCTTCATCGTAGCCGAACTCTGATGCGAAATACTGAAGGCACACATGCAGATAGCTGTTTTGGGCGAGGGAACGTGGACGGTGCTTTTTCTTCACCTCCACGATAAAACCCTTTCCGCTTTTCAGGGCATCCATGTAAAGGCCATTGCAATAGTCCTTGTAGTCTGCCCTGTCCTTGTCATTGTTGAGATTGAAAATCATAACTAGAATGGCAAATCATCATCTTTGCCCGGCTGCGGTGCCGGTGACTGAACTCCTTGCGGCTGCGGTGGTGGAGGTGCTTGCTGCTGCGTCTGGCCACCTCTCTGATACTTTTCTATCTTATAACCCGAAATGGTATTGAAATACTTTACCGGGTCATTTGCACTCTTCTGATACTTGGTACCTTGAAGAGCAAAAGATATAGTAACAATCTCGCCAACTGCAAAATCAGCAGGATCATCCACGTGCTTTCCGCTGAACTCAAAACTTGGGTAGTTCTCGTACACATCTCCGTAATTCGAGTGTGTACAGTTAAGAACCACAACTCTCTTTTTGAACGGCTCTCCACCGCTCTTACTTGGTATTTCCTCGACATTGCCGATGAGCAATACCCTTCCTGTCATTGTATTAGCCATCTGATTCTGTTAATGGTAAATATGGTAATAATTCTCTCATTTCTACCCATTTGAGGAAGTCACGCAATAATGCATGGTTCTTGTCTTCCATCCCTGGGTATCTGTAACAAGTGATTGCTGGCTCATAAGGAGTAAGCTTGAGACCTCTCACGTCTCCCTTGTGCTTATCCTTATTGTAGCCCTCAAAGACAAACAAGTCAAAATGGAACACATCAGCTTCAAACAACTCTAGGTAAAGCTGCCATTGGCAACTATCTATATAGTCTTTGTCTGATACCGGTCCGTACTTAGTCTTGATGTCTCTTATCTCTAGTCCGTCAATCATATCGGCACATCCCGTGATAACGGCATTGCCGAAATCCTTGTATTCACGAACCTCATGAAAGGCGCCAGGATGCTCATTTCTGTATTTCAAAGCAACCTTGCATTGTGGAATGTCGAGAATCGCTTCACCTTCATCAAAGACGAATCTTCTTCCTTTTGGAACGGGTTCTGTCTTATCTTTCTTATAATAGGTGAAATGACGAACACCTTCCGGCTCCTTGAAACAATGGGGACTGCCAGTCTCCACGATGGAGTGAAAGGCAGTTCCTATTCTTGTGTAATCGTTGCCCTCAAACTTCTTAGTGATATTGTCTATAACGTCCTGCTCTGTAACATAAGCATATTCGTCAGACATATACCGTCTGAAGCTCTCTAGCTGGGTAACTCTAACCAAAGGCTTCATCATGCTGCATCCTCATGCTTGACGAACTTCTTGCCCTTCTTGTCAAAGTCAATGCCTTTGCCGGCAAGTTCCTTGATCATCTGATTCATGAATGCCTTCTGATGAATCTTGTTCAATCCGTGGGCAACCTCGATGAGAGCATTTGCATCATCTACAGTCTCCACGGCTGCAAGCTTCTTTCGGGCATCATCAACGGCTTCCTGCGCCTTAGCCTGAGCGTCTGACTTATTCACGATGGCTTTCTTCACCTTCTTGATGATGTCTGCCATGCAAGTGTCAAACTCCTCTGTTCCGTAAGCTGGAATCCAAGTGTCCTGCAGGTCTGCAACATTCTTACCAACACGATTGTCCTGTGGCTCGAACTTGATGACGCGATTGCCGTTCTCCTTGCAGATATAACCTACCTGGTCCGCAATACGGATGAGCAAGTCCTTGCTCTGTCCTGTACAGTCTGGAGAATGCTTGATGTTGTCTCCCTCCTGTGTCTCCTTGTCGTGACAGATGAAGATGATATCGGAGTTGTTTGAACGGAGAATGCCGACAAACTGCTTGAACAATTCTCCCATCACACCATATCGCTTCAATGAGTTGGTTCCCAGCTTATGGTCTTGCTGAATAGCAAAAGCGTTGAGATAGTCATCGAGCATAGCCTTGGCTGTGTCTACTACGATGGTCTTACACTCACTGATCAAACCTGGCTTCCAAACCTGCTTGCCATCCTCAACAACATACGAACCGATAATCTCAGCATTGTAGATGTCTTCCCAACGTGAAGCCGTGACAACAATGTCTGGACGCTGAACGGCACGGTCAAAGCCTCGGTCGGTGTCGATGAGTAAAGGACTGTTGGCTGTAGTAGCCAAAGATGTCTTACCGGTACCTGGAGTACCATAAAGTACGATAATCACTGGACGCTCTGTAACAACGTCATTCTTTCTAATAATTGGCATAAACTAATATTTAATTGTTAAACAAATTGTTCTTATTTGCATAGGTGATAAACTCAGAGAGCTTATGTATTCCTAGTTTCACATACACCGACTTTACGTGCTGATGTATCGTGTTCGGGGAGTTGAATAGCTCGGCTGCCGCCTCCTGCTCGCTTCGTCCCTCATAAAGCAGTTTCATCACGCGCAACTCCGCAGTAGAAAGATTAGCATTAAACCTTGGCATACAGACGATGCTATCATAAGGGCATTCACCACGCATAGGGCATTCGACCTTCTCGAAGTTGAACCTTCCATCCTTATCAACATCGACGACATCAAAAGCCGTAGTGTCGAGTCGACAAAAGTTGCATTTGCAAAATCGACGCATCATGAGATACTGATAATAACTCTCGTTAGGTGCGCTCTTGGAGTAAATCTTCTCCAATGCCTTGTATGCTTCCGGATAGCAAGCGCGAACCTTTTCCAGGATGTATTTCACCAGCTCTGTATGTGTCTCATCGACCATGAAGTTCTTTCCATCTGACGTCTTACACCATAGCTCATCCTCGAACATATAGAACTCTAATCCTTCCATAAGTCCTCCTCGCTAATGCCTGTTAGCTCACACAATACTTCTACATGGATGTGCTGCTGTGGCTTCATACCATATAGAACCCAATTCCTAACTGTCTGCTCGGTAACCTTGCAGCGTCTAGCGACTTCCGTGATGAAGTCATATCGCGGGGCACTTCTCATCGGTAACCCCTGATAATAACCTTTTAAGGTCATTTTTTGAGATTTTTCCTCAAAAGTGTTTGATGTTTGAATATTTTCCATTATCTTTGCACTATGTTTTATATCTTTATGCAAAGATACAAATATATTCTGATATATGCAAATATATCGAAAAGATTTAGTCAAAATTAACAAATTTATACAGATATGTTCAAATATAAAGAATTTAGAAGAGCTCACGGACTATTTCAGTCTAAGCTTGCAGAAATTATGGGAATTTCCCAATCTAACATTTCGAGATACGAAACAGAGGGTATAGATCCTACACCTGCGCAGTATCAGAAACTATACGATGAGTATGGAGAAGAAAATGTCAAGGCTTTCGAGGTAGAACCTTCTCAACTCGTTAATGCAGAGAATAATGTAAACAGTGGCTCTGGAAATCAGAACAACGGAATCCAAAGTAATGCTGATTTAGTAGAAATTATAAAGAGGCAGACTGAGATGATAGCAAAGCATATCGAAAAACAAGATGATATAAATGTACGTCTCATGAATCTTCTTGAAAAATTAACTTTGAAATGAAACTGAATATTCCCGATTGTGCCCTGGATATTAGCGACAGGTTCTTCAAAGCACTTGATGTTCTCAAAGAACAGAGAAAAATTAAAGGCTTACAGACTTTTACAAAAGAGTTTGGTTTGAACTATGGTAACATGAATACTCTAAAGCATAACAGAGATAAGCGTACTTTTCGTATCGAGTATCTTGCTTACCTCGCTGAAGGGTATGGTGTATCATGCGAGTGGCTACTGCTTGGAACCGGTCCAATGTTTACACAAACGTGTTCCAAAAGCGAAGAATCTCAGAACCTTTGAAACGCTGTCCATGAACTTTTTGCATAGACTTTATATACCCTGCGTTCACATAGGAGCGCAGGGTGTTGCGATGTATACCTAACAGTTTGCAGGTTTCCGATATGGTATATCGCGAAGTTGGACTTATGTTTGGCTGAACTGATGTTACCATGTTAAATAGTTTAAATGCGTGCTAGAATAAAGGATTTCTTTATATCTTTGCACTAAGTTATAAATTCAAATGCAAAGATAAATGAAAAAAATGATATATCAAAATATATGTGGATATATTTAAATATAATTAATATTTCTGCATATTGTGTAACTCGAAAAAATGGCATGCTTGCAAATAGCTTGCAAATAAAAAATCGGGTCTCTGTAATTAATTGGGGCTAAGATAGTTATATCGAAAAGCTTCACATCTGGAAAGCGTGTA